ATGAACCGTATCGCTTTGCCGTTTTATTGCCTGACGCTGTCGCTCGCCGTCGCCACGCTCGGGTGCCTCTCTTCTGTGACTCGCGAGGACGAGATCCAGATCGAAGACCCCGATACCGCCGGGTCCACCGAGATCAGAGATGGCTCCGGGCTGATCAGCACCGGGCCCCTGACGCTGCGGTGCGCCAGCCAGGTGCCCTATCTGAACACGCCGTTCACCCTGAACGACGGGAGCATGAAGTACGTGCCGACCGGCGTCACCGGAGGCATCGTGCCGGCGGGCAGCGGCGCGACGCAGCCGATCCTCGCGCCGATGGGATCGACGCTGACGTCGATCACGGTCCGGATCGCGCCGGCCGTGCATACGTCGCTCGACGACGAGCTGCTGCCGTACCTCGAATTTCGCAAGGTCGGCCGCAACGGGGTCGAGACCAAGATCGGTGGGATCGCGTGGGATCCCTACGCGATCCCCTACTCGGTCTACAACCCGGGCGCCGAGAAGGCGGCCGCCTTCAGCCAGCCGCACGACATCGTCATGCCGCTGAACGAGGTCGTCGGTGATTCGTACTACTACATCATCTTCGCGCAGGAGTGGGGCGGCGGCCAGGCCAAGAACGGGTGGGTCTGCGGGACGACGCTGACCGTGACGCCGTCGTCGAATTAATACCCGTCGTCGATGTTGGTCAGCGTGTAGGTGACCAGCACAGCAGGGGGCGCCAAGGCAGTCGAATTGGACCCCTGCTCGACGACGAGCCGCGCGTAGTGCCGGGGGGAAGCGATCGAAAGTAGCGGGGCACCTCTGGTTCGGGGGTACTTTCCGCCAAAGACCTAGACAGGAGCCCGACATGAAGACATTCCCGATCTTGACCCTCATCGCCCTTTTGACCGCGTGCGGCTGCACGCTGATCGCCGAGACCTCGAACGAGGCCGCGTGCGGCGGGGGCGGCAGCATCCCCGTCGGGGTGCCCGAGTACGACGCGGGCGCGAAGATCCTCGACAGCGCCCCGATGTGCCGCGACTGGTCCGATTGCCCGACCCCGGCAGACCCCTGCACGGCGCCTTCTTGCCGGGCGGGAGTATGCGACTGGTCCCCCGTGTTCGACGGGAACTACTGTTGCGACGTCAAGGGGAACGGCGTGTGCCTGAAGGGCGTGTGCTCGCGCTGATCAGTAGCCCGCGGCGATCGTGATCGTGCTCGACGCCGGACCGACCATCCAGGCCGTTCCCGACCAAACAAACATGATCCACTGCTTCGGTGAGCGCGGTCCGGGGGGCATGGTCGCCATCGTCGTCCCGTTGTCCTGGAAGACGTAGTTCGAGACGGTCTCCTCGATCGCGTAGACCGTGATCATCGTCCCGATCGCCGTCGCCGCGGACGGGCGAGTCACGTCGACAGTCGTCGGGAGCGTCGGGCTTCCCACGATGACGTAGTCGGCGGCGATCGAGATCGACGTGCTTGCCCCCGAGCTGCGGCGGTCGAGCCCGCGCATCGCCTGCCAGGCGGTCGACCCCGCGTATGTGGTCGAGTTGTTGACGGCGTTCGCTCCGTTGAACGTCGACACTCCCGAGACGGTCAAGGTGTTGTTGACCACCGCGCTACCGCTGAACGTCGACACTCCCGAGACGGCCAAGGTGTTGTTGACCACCGCGCTACCGTTCGCGGTGATGCCGCCGCTGAAGGTCTGCTGGAGCGCCCACGTGTTCGAGATCGCAAGCCCTCCCTTCTCGGCGTCGAGAAAGCGAATCGCCGCGGCGACGTCAGTCGCCGCGATATTGCCCGACGGTGCGAATCCGATGCGCTCGGCGCCGTCGTCGGACGCGTCCGACGCGCCGAGATCGGTGATGATCTTGTCGATCGCCAGGTCGACTCGCGTCGCCGGGTTGGTGCGCCCGCCGAGCCAGGTCGTGCGCGCCGGCTGGTCGAGGTTCGCCGCCGACTTCAGCGAGGTAATCTGGGAGGACAGCGTCCCCGCGGCCAGGTAGGTGCTGCCGCCGGCTATCTGCGCGGATCCGAGGCGATGGGCCCCGCTCGCCCCGCCCGTCGTCGGGGCGAGGTCGGAGATGATCTTGTCGAGCTGCGCCTCGGAGGAGGCGGCCGGATTGGTGGTGCCATCCGCCCACGTGCCGCCCCCGCCGTACTCGTGATTCGATGCCAGCTTCAAGCGGCCCAGTTGCGTGAAGATGCTTGCGGCGGCGAGCGTATTGGCCGTCCCGACGATGGCATCGCTGCCGAGCAGGTGCGCCCCGCTGTTCCCCGACGACGAACTGGCGAGCGTCGCGACCATCGTGTCGAACGTCGCTTCGACGGTGCCGGCGGCGATCGTCGAGGCGTTTGCCCACGGCCCGCTTCCCAGGTAGGTCAAAGACCCGGCCGGGTGCTGGTCGGCGACCCCGTTGACGTGGTTCGAGTAGAACTGGAGCATCTGGGTCATCGCCCCAGATGCCGTGCCGGCCCGGATGGACCTCGGCGTGTTCGAGATCCCGAAGGCGTCTTCGCGCCGCGCGTAGCTGATGTGGTTGTTCAGGATCGCGGCGACACCGAAGTCGCGCGTGATGTCGGCCAGCAAGAGCGCGTCGGTCTGAAGCGCGGGAGGCGTGAGGATCCCGGCAGACTCCGCCCCCTGGATGACGAGGAAGGTGAACGACTCGTCGCGCACGAAGTAGACGGTGTCCGAGTTGCCGTCGACCCGCGGATCCGAGAGGGTCCGGTTGAACTTCAGGAAAACGCTGACGATCCTGTGCAGGCCGAACGCCGAGATCGCCGTGGTTTGGCCATTCGAGTCGACGGAGAGATCGACGTTCTGGTTGCTGGGCACGTTCAGGAACTGGCCCAGTTTGTCGTGGCCCTTCCCGAGCCCGCTGATGTCGACGGTACTGTCCCCCGCGCCGTGCTGCACCACGTCCAGGTTCGTCGTGATGCCGACCATCCCGAGCGCGAGGATCATCGCCCGATCGGCCTTCTCCAGCTCATTGAAACCCGAGTCGAGTTCGCCGTCGGTGACCTGTTGCAGGTAGAAATAATCGCGTCGGCCAGACATGCTCGTCGCCTCTCCGTCACCCGTGGGGCACGGTCAGCGCAAAGCTGTGCCGCGCGTGCCATGGTGTGCCGCGAGCGTAACCGATCGCGGGCGCGCCCGCGATCGGTTAGTGCATCGTCCAGTTTTTGCCGAGCTGGCTGAGGCCGAGAACCATGTGCGCCGGGACGGGGGGAGGCGCGGCCGGTTCGATGATCCGATGGTGGGTGGCCTCGCGCTTCATGTACGCGATGAGGGCGTTCATCTTCACCCGCTCCAGATCGGTGAGCACGCGCGGGACGTTGACGTGGAAGGTCAAGCGCGTGCCGATGTCGCTCGACCCAAGCACCCAGGTTCCGCCGAGCGTCCACTGCCCGAGCCCGGGCATCGAGATCGCCGGGATCGTGATCGTCACCTCGATGCCGAGGAGCAGCCGGATCGCGTCGACGATACCAGGGTCGACTCCCTTGCTCCGGTAGATCGGAACGAGGAGCTGCGCGAGTTGCTGCTTATCGATCAGGCTCAGGGACGCCGAGAAGGTGGCGAAGGGGTTCCCGAGATCCCGCAGCATCAGGTCGACGTAGCGCTCGGGCGCCGTGTCCGGATCGACGATGTCGGGGAACGCGTCGATGTCGACCAGGATCAGGTTGAACAGCTCCTCGCAGCAGGCGACGAACTTCGCAAGATCCTCCGTCTCATCCTCCTCCAGGTTCATGTTCGGGAGCGTCCAGAGGATCTCGCGGTCTCGATCCGGCGGGACGTAGGGCTGAAACCCGCTGAACGGAGCGACGTTGGTCGGGGTCCACGCGGCGTTGCCGTTGGTGTCCTCGACGTCGTTGACGGTCACCGAGTAGCTGGCGCCAGGCGTCTGCTCGATATCGGTGATCAGGTCGACCTCGGCCCCCGTGACCGGGAGCACCGAGACCACGACGAGCGTCACCGCGATCTGAAACCCGGTCGCCGGGGGGATGATCGTGATCACGTAGTTCGCCGGGTTGAGCGCGTCGCCGGGCGCTGTACCGTCGCCCCGGAGAACAGCCTCGCTGAACACGAGCCGGATCTTCCGCTGCGCCGTTCCCGTCGCCGTCAGGAGCGCCGGCGCGGTCAGGTCTTCGGTCTGGAAGCTGTAGCTGGTGTTCAGCGTCGCGCTGCCGCCGATCACGGCCGACACGACGCCGATCTGCACCGTCGACGTGTGCTTGAGCGGGAGAACCGGATCGAGCACGATCCGGCGGGTGTCGGCCTGTGGAGCGAACAGGCTCGACGAAGGGCCGGTGAACCCCGGCTGAAAGACGCCGTTGACGAAGGCGTTGACCCCGTCGACGGTGATCGTCGTCGCGGTCAGGTCGACACCGGTGGCGCCGATGTCGGTGAGGTCGAGGCGGATCTTCGCGTCGACCAAGACGCCAGTGTCGGCGGGCTCCGGGTCGCGATTCAGCAGCGCCGGCCGCGTCGTGTCCTCGTCGAAGAGAAGCGCGTCGACGTAGACCGCTGGCAGCTCGACATCGTAAAAGGGCGCGCCCGGGCCCCCGAGGAAGCTCAGCTCCAAGCGGAACGCGAAGACGTGATCGCCGCCGGCGAGGTGGGCGACGTTGACGCCGACGTCGGCGCGATCCCGTTGCTTCCCGATGGTCAGCGGCTGCGACCAGAGCGTGACGCCGTCGATCAGCAGGCTGACGACCCACTCGACGCCGGCTGGCATCGCGCTCGCGCCGCGGATCCTGAGGCGAGCGCGGAGCAGCGTAGCGAGCACCGGCACGGTGCAGCTCTGCTGCGCCGTGATGCGGTCGCCGACCGCGAACCAGGCCGTCCGATCCGGGAGATCGCTACCGAGCACGAAGACGTAGCTGCCCTCGGGTGCGGACCACCCGAGGGGCTGAATGCGCCCCTGCTCGGCGCCGAAGGCCGCTTTCCACGGGGAGAGGCTCGCCATCGCTTACCTCAACCCCCGAGCATTTGGTGCCAGAGATCCTTGAGCGTACCGCCGAAGATCTCGCCGATCCCGAGCACGTCGAGCGTCTCGCTGGGGCCCGTGTCGCCCTTCGGTTCCTTGTCGCCCTTCGGCTTTTTTTCGCCCTTCGGTTCCTTGTCGCCCTTCGGCTTTTTTTCGCCCTTCGGTTCCTTCTTCCCGCTCTCGTCCGCCGGCTTCTCGGAGACGGGCTTGCCGGTCTCGCTGGTGGGCATTTTGTACGGGCGCGGCGTGCCGCCTCGGTCGATGCGCTCCACGGCGTGGCGATGCTCCCAGGCGATCGCCTGGTGCTTCTCCATCTCCCTCGGATTTCCGGCCAGCTTCGCCGCGAGCGCGGCGCGCGTATGCGCCGCCATGGCCACGGCGTGATCCGACCGACTCCCGGTCTTCGTGCAGGCGAGATCCGCTTCCTTCGCCTGCGTGGATCGGTACGTGGCCATCGTGTTCCGGTAGATCTCGATCTTCTCGCCGTAGCTCTGCTTCAGGCCGTTGTTCTCGACGACCTGCCGGATCGCGTCGGCCGTCACGGCATCGTGCGCCGTCGCCGCCGCGGCGTGCTCCGTCGCCGCGGCGGAATGGGTAGCGAGAGCTTCGGTGTGGACGGTGTAGGCGGCCGCGTGCCCCGCCGCCGCCTCGGATTGCGCCTTGGCCTCTTCGGTCTTCGTGGCAGCGGTGGCCGTATGCGTGGCCGCGACATCGGGCTGCCCGGCTTCGGCCGCGGCGGTGGCCTTGTCCGTCTCGCTCTGGGCCGTGGAGGTCGCCGCCTGCGCCGCGGCGGTGGCCGCGTGGAAGGCAGCCGCCGCGGTCTTCGCGGCGTCGGCGTCGGCATGAGCGGCGGCGAGGTGATCTTGGGCGGCGACGGCGTTCGCCGCCTGCGCCTGCTCGTGCTCCCCCATCGACGTTGGCGTCGGCGGCCCCGCGTTGGCGTTCGCCTCTCGGCTCAGGTTCTTCGCGTTCGCGGAGGCCTCGGTCGCGACGGCCGTCTTCTCCGCGGCGGCCGCAGCGTGCTGGCTCATCTCGGGTACCGGGGGCGCCTCCGGGGCCTTCTCGCCCTTGGGTTCCTTGGGCGCCGCGGGGCTCTTGGGCTCTTTCGGCGCCGCCGGCGCGGGTGCTTTCTTGGGCGCCGCGGGGGCCGGCGCCGGCGCTTCCTTGGGGGCCTTGTCGCCGCCGCCGCCCGAGCCGAACTTCCCATCGTCGGAGCGCGGGTGCGACGACTCGTCGAACTCGCCCTCGGCTTTCGCCACCGAGCGAAGCTGACGACGCTCCAGCCAGGCCCTGGCCTTGTGCACCGCGGACTTGCTGAGGAGTGCCATCGGTTTCACGTCTGCCGCGCCGTTTTGTACTGCTTGAAGTAGCCCCGGCGGTTCACGTTCTTCGAGAAGAACGCCCACCCGAAGTAGCTCGTCGTGTAGGGCTGACTGCCGCTGTTCACGCCGATCGGGTCGTCGTAGAAGTCGGGCATCCCGGGGATCGCCGTCCATACCGGGCTGAGCACGGTGTGCGCGACGAGGTCGCTTTGGAAGCACTTCATGATCGTCTCGCCGTTGGCGTTGACGATCATGTCCAGGCGCAGGTGCAGCCAGGTGTCGGCCGCGTACACCGCGGAGCTGCGCGCGAGCACTCCCTGCGTTCCAGGCGCCACGTCCGGCAGGCTCGTGATGGGGGAGCCTTTCCGGAGCACGATGTGGTTCTGATCGGCGCCGTCACCCAGCCCGAGCAGGTAGCCGCTGCTCGATACGTCGTTGCCCTGAAGGCCAGCAAAGATCATCGGGGCGAAGTCGATCGTACCGGCCGAGATCCCGCGCTTCATCGCCGAGGAGATCGACCCGCCCTTCAGCGCCGGGGTGGGCGCGTAGTTGTTCTGGTTCGTGTAGAACCCGACGCACCCCGCGGACGTGAGCAGGCTGTTGAAGCCGAACACGAAGGGGCCGCCGCCGTTCGGTGGGGTGAACCCCGCCGAGACGCCGTAGTCGATCGTCGCCTGCGAGAGGGAGTTGTTGAGCAGTGTCCAGTTGCCGCTTGCCACTATTATCCAACCATTCCGCCCGTGATATTTTGTCCAACACATGGGACGGCTGAAGCTGACGGCTGGGCGAGCCGACGTGCTTGCTGCGATCGATGGGGGGTGTTTGCGGGTCGACATGATGACCGGCGAGGTCTTCGTTCGACGAACGGAGCCGAGCGGCAACATTCGACACGCACTCGATACCTGGCTCATTCAGCCCGACCCCTATCGGGGTGGCCGCGCAAAGCTCACGCGGGAGCAGGTCGATGAGATTCGTGACTCGAACGAGACGGGGGTGGTCCTCGCGCGGCTGTACGAGGTCGGCACGAACACGATTTTGCGCATGCTGCTGAATCGCACCTACCGAGAGCCGACGCATGCGCCGAGCCTATCCCAAAATCACGCGGGGATGGGCGTCGAGTGTGGCACGCAACCTCAGAACGATTTCGCGATGAAGTCGCTGCCCCAGTACCGCGCCGGGTCGGCGGTCGCGAAGGTGCCGTCGTCCGCGTCAGCCATCAGGTTGATCTGCGTGCCGCCGAGCGACCATGGAGAGAGCGCGACGACGAAGAGCGTCCCGTCGATGTCGCCGATCCAGTAGGTGAGCTTCCCGTTGATCCCGCCGGGGATCTTGCCTCCCACCTTGTTCACGAAGCGCACCGACACGTCGGTGGTCAGCGTTCCCGAGGGCGACTGCTTGAACTCGTCGGTGGACGCGTTGGTGGCGAGGATGGTGACGTCGGCGAGCACCTGATCGAAGTCCTCGAAGTCCTGCGGGGCAAAGGAGCCGTCGTACACTGCCAAGACGGCGTCGACGCCGACGGTCAACGTGGTCTGGTAAACGGTGTTCCCCCAGCCCGTGTCGAAGCTGTCCACGGTCCCCGCCCCGTACACGGCCGCGACGAGATCCGTGCCGACGCCGACGAACGACGTGATGTAGCTCTCGTTCGAGTCCCATTCCTGATCGAAGTCCTCGAAGTCCTCCAGCGCGGTCCCGTAGCTGGCCGCGGTGCTCGTCCCGAGCTGGAACATGTAGATCTCGTTCGAGTCCCAGCCGATGTCGAACGTCTCGGCCTTGGCCGCCGGCATGACCAGCGCGGCGGAGTAGTCGGCGCTGGTCAGATCGATCAGGGGATCGAATACCCGCAGATAGGCGTCGTTGCTCCAGCCGGAGTCGAAGGCCTCCGCGGAGAGCGGGGCGCCGGCGCCGCCGTTGTAGTTGGCGACCTCCTGTGCTGTCGAGACGACGATCACCGTCCAGCCAGCGGCTTCACCCGGATTTGCGCCAGCCAGCTCGAAGCCAAGATTCAGCGGGACGCCCGGGCCGCTCACAGCGTGGCCCCGGTGTCCCCGTCGACGATGGTGACCTCACCAAGGATGGGGAACTCGAAGTGGCCGATCTGCACGTCGGCGTGCGCCAGGTTCAGCGTGCAGTCGCTCGCGAACGCCGACAGCTTGCGGACCCCGACAGCGTCGCGAACGCTCTCCATCACGTCGCTGTAGGCCAGCGTGTCGCTCGGGTTCCCGTCGACGTCTTTCAGCGCCCACCCGAAGTCGATGAGCGGGTTCGGTGTGCCGTTGACGTACGGGTTCCCATCCTTGTCGACGCTGATCGCGAAGAAGCGCGCGAGCGCGGCGAGGATGTTCGCCTTCGCCACCGCCCCCGTCACCCCCGTGCGCTTGAAGATCTTCACCGCCACGTCCACGGAGAGGTACCTCGGCCGCTGCACCGCGAGCTTGTAGGTGTTCGACTTGGGATGCGTGGGCTTCGGGTAGCCGGCGACCGGTTGGAAGCGGGAAAGCACCAGATCGAGCAGCGCCTGGGTGGGGATCCCTCCGCCGGCCGGCACGATGAAGGTGATCCCGGCGTTCTCGTCGATCGCGACGTCTTCGTTGCGCGTCAGGTGCAATGAGCGCGCGACGCCCGCGACCGAGCGCGCGACGATCTCGTAGTCCTCGCGCGCCGTCGCGCGCTCGATGACGCGGATCGACTCCGGCGCGAGGAGCCGGATCTGCTCGACAGAAAGCCGATCGGCGGCCCCCTCGGTCTTCAACGGGTTGTTGACGGTGATCGTCGCGCCGTTGCCGAGCGTGTCTTTGAACGGGCCGGCGTCGAGTTTCGTCAGCGTGTTCGGTTCGAGGCGCCCCTTCACCCCGCCGCCGACCTTGTAGACGATCGTCACGGTTCCCACGGGGATCGCGCCGTTGATGCCGTTGCCGAAGCGCAGCGTGGCGCGGTCGGCCTGGTCGACCACGACGACGCAATCGCGCCCCTGGTTCGGGTTGGTGATCGACGACTTCAGGAAGTTGCTGACGATCGTGTACGTCCCGTTCGCCGCGACGATGACCGCCGATTCGTCGAGGTACGGCGTACTCTTCAGCGAGAAGCGCTGCCCGCTGAGGCCGGTCGAAGAGAAGGAATCGGTCGCAAAATCCGAGTGCTCGACGAGCGCCGTCTTGACGGTCTCGCCGGGAAGAAAAACGAGATCTTCGAGGAGCTGGAACCGAACAGGCTCGGTCACCTGCGCCGTCTTCACGTGCGTTCCGCGCGGCAGGGTCAGCGTTCCCTGGAGCGAGAGCGCCAGGGTGAAGACGACGAGAACAGACGCCGCGGCGGCGCCGGCAGGGCTGAAGCCGATGAGCTTGCAGATCCCGAGAATGCTCCGGCGGAGCTGCGCGGTGCCGATGCGGCTCTCGCGCGCAGCCCGGTCGACGTAATAGAGCACCACGTCGCCAATGTGCGACGGTTGCTCAGCGAGGATGTTGCCGAAGTTCGCCCGCGACTTCTCGCTCCAGTCCGGGAACGCGCTCGCGAGCGCGTTCTGGAAGCGCGCGGACAAGGAGTCGAAATCCTTGTTCGTGAAGTCGTTGTCTCGCTGCAAGATCGACATGGATCCCTCAACCGCCCAGCGAAAGCAGGGGCAACGTCACATCCTGGTCGCGCGCGATCACGGTACTTCGCACAACGACATGAAACTTTACGGCGATGTGAAGGGTGCGCTTGAGCAAGGTCAAGCGCACCCCGTTGTTCGCCACGCGCGCGCGGGGCTCCCAGGCCGCCAAAGCATCGCTGACGTACACCCGCGCCACCTCTTGCGTCGCGTAGGTGAGGTCGCGGTGCCGGATCATGTGCAGCCAGGATCCGAAGTCGGTCCGCCACGGGATCTCGCCACCGCCGTTCACGTTGCGCGCGTGGGTGCCGAGCACCTGCCGGATGTTGGACTTGACCAGCTCGACGATCTCGCCGGTCGCGAAGTCGCTCTTCAGGTCCCGTCTGAACGGCGTGAGCAGACCGAAGCCAAAGAAGCTCGGCTGCCCGAGCGCGACGAGCCCGGTGTCGGTCGTCGTCTCCGCCGCAGGGTCTGGATTCAGGGGCCAGGTCGGCATCAGGATCCCTCGTTCCCGTTCGCATCGAAGGCGCGAACCGAAAGCGTTGGCGTCGCCGGCCACCCTCCGACATGCCGGACCCGGTAGCGCCAGCCGGCGCTACCGATGACCTTGGCCGAGGGGAACCCGAGCGCCGCCGCCGCCGTGCCCCCGGTCACCTGCACCGTCGAGAGGATGCCGAGCGTCACGCTGGCGAGCGACACCTTCGTGCCGCTCTCGCTCGCGTAGGCGAGCGCCCCGACGAGCGCCCCGAGGATCGCGTCCGCGACCGCCGCCGCCGCCGCCGCCGCGATCGTCACGAAGTCGGCCGTGTGGAAGGTGACCGTCTGCGCCGCGCCGTCGATGAGCAGCGTCAACGTCTGGAGATCGGCGAGCGCGAACGGCGAGGCGATCCCCGTCTCGACCAGCGCCGGGCTGCCCTTCGGGGTGCGCAAAGAGAGGGCCAGGAAGTTGCTCGCGAAGGCGGTGCCGTCGTGCACGATCTCGGTCGTCCCGTCGGGGTACGTCACCCACACGAGAACGTCTTGCAGCGAACCAGAGTCGTCCAGCACGTCGAACGAGATCGCGTCGGTCCGATCGATGAGCGTGCCCTCGGGCGGTGAGAAGCCGCCGATGGTCGGCGGTGCCACGCCGATCGCCGGGCCATCGGTCACGGTGAGCGCGTAGGTCGCCGTGGTCTGAAGCCCTCCGGTGTCCGACGCGAAGATGGTCAGCGAGATGCCCTGCGCGGCCCATCCCCCGGTTCGGGTGACCGTGTAGGCGTAGCCGCCGGTGATCGAACTCCTGGTCGAACTCGCCGAGTACGGGGAGAGAAAGCTCGTGCCGTTGTGGATCAGCTCGACGAGCCCCGAGATGTGCGTGACGTACACCAGGATCTTCGCGAGGGTGCCGTCGTCGGTCACGTGGAAGCTCGCGCTGCCCGCCTTCGCCAGCGAGCCAGCGTTCGCCGGGGAAAAGGTGCCGACGACAGGGGCGATGTTGATGACGTTGACGGGATACAGCGTCGTCGACGCGATCCCGTTCAGGTCGACGGCCACGATCGCGATCGTGAAACCTGGCGCGGGCCACCCCGCGCCGCTGGCCAACCGCCGAATCGAGAAGTCCCACCCCGAGCCGTTGTCGGACCGCGAGGACAGCGCCGCGTAGTTGGCCCCGAACGTTGAATTATCGTGAATCACTTCGATGCTGCCATTCGGCATCGCCGCCGACACGACCACCGACGAGAGCTGCGACGTGCCGACGTCGTCGACGGAGAAGTCGACGTTCAACAGCGTATCCACCGACCCACCCTGCGCCGGCGAAAAAGCATGAACGTTTGGCGCCGACAGGTCTGGATCAATGAAGGCGTGGTTGATGGTCGTCAGTGTCGACTGATTGCCGAACGTGTCAATCGCGACGACCTTGAAGTAGATAACCACGGCGTTCCACCCGCCGTCGCGGTTGAGAACGAAGCGATACCCGTTGGTGATGCTCGTACGCGTCGACGAGGCCAAGAACGGTGCCAAGAACACCGTGCCGTCGAAGACGACCTCGGCGCGCGGTCCATTTAGCGGCTCTGCGAGCACAACGATGCTCACAAATCCAGAGTTGTCGGTCACGTCAAATTGTACCGGCGTGACCCGCGTGATCGGCGCAAGCACCGACGGCACGAGGTTCCCGACGACCGGCAACGTCCTGTCGGAAGCGGGATAGGGCACCCGGACGCGCCAGAGCGAGAACGAGATACCGCGCTCGCTCTCCAGGGTGATGCTCGTGCGAGACACGTAGCGGCCCGCGCCGCCTACAGGCGTGCTGCTGTAGGCGGGCAGAAGTCGCGACGCGCCGTGGGAGTCACGGCGCGCAACCGAGTAGCTCAGACCTTGATTAGCGGATGCCATCTCTCACCTCACGTCGGGAGAGGGGTCGTTGCGCCATCGTACGGGCCGAGGGCGATCGCAGGGTTCGACGTCGACGACTGCGTCAAGATGACGATCCACTGCTTCGAGTCGAACGTGTCGAGGCCAGTTCCGATGGGATAGACGACCATCCACCGCGTGGCTCCCTTGCGGATCTTGAACGCGGTTTTGTCTGAAAAGATGAAGAGAGGCTCTTGCGTGACGGGTGCTACGGCGTCGGGGTGATTGGCGAGGCGCATCGTGTCCGACGCGTTCGACACGGCCACCGCCGTGCTAGATCCAGTAGCGTTCGGGACAGCAGCCTGAAGCGCGACGAAAGCGTCCTTTGCTCCACCGGTTCCGCGCGCGCAGTACCCACGCCAGCTCATCAGCCCGCCGGACATGTTATTCCAAGTGGTGTTGTTTCCGTTCGAGGATGTTGCTTGGGTACGATTCGTCGACCCAGAAACCCCCTCGCCACTAGGGAAATACCACGCAAACGGCTCGACGTCCCCCGGCTCACTATCATCCAGACGGTGAAATGACCACGATATGAACGTATTTGCAGCTGACGTGTTCGAGATCGCCACCCAGAACGTACCGTCTGCCGATACGCCCGTAGCTGGAACGGCGTTTACCGCGGCGATCTGGGCGCGACCAAAAAGATTAGCCGAAGTCCAGAACAGGTTCTGGTGGGAAGCGGCAGCTCCTGCTGCAACGGCGCTCGTTCCTCGGCAGCAAATCGCCAGCACCGGAAACTGGTTACCCGCGGTCGGCGAGCCCGCGGGAGCAATCGTCGCGGTGCAGTTGGCGTTCGCGGCCAACGTCGAGAAGAGCTGAGCGGTCTCGGCCGCGACGTCGGCGCAGATGTAGTAGACCGAGCCGTCCGTCACGTTCGAGATGCTCTTCCAGAAGACGACCTGCCGCGCGAAGAAAGCGACGGCGGTCGCCGTGAGCGTCGCGGCCGACGTGTCGCCGGTGATCACGTTCGTTCCGTTGAACGTGCCCGTGCGCGGCATGATGATGGCCCAGCCCGAGTTACCAGCCGCGTTGATGACGTACCCGAGCAGCTCGCCCGTCGCCCCCGACGTGGCCTGCGTGACCCCCTCACCGCGGAGGAAGGTTCCGGTCGGCACCGCGGTGATGCTGACCTTCACCGTCCGCGGCCCGTCGAGCACGAGCCAAGGGGCCTTCGCATCGAACGCGGTCGGGTAGGTGTCGAGCAGCGGATCGGCGTTCCCTCCCCACTTGTCGCTCGCGGCGACCCCGCTCGTATCCTTCGTCGTGCCATCGCTCGAAGCCAGGACGGACCATCCCGCCTTCTTCATGCACCTCGACAGCCACCAGACCGCCGAGAACGAGTTGTTCGCCGAGGTCGCGTCGAGGATGATGTTGGTCTTCGTGATGGTCGACATGGCCCCGGGACTGTATCAGTCCCGGGGCCGCTTCGGCGAGCGCTGTGCGCCTACTCGCAGGGCGACGCCGACATGGCACCGATCCCAGCCCCGGGGATGCTGATGGCGTCGCGGATCTTCTGGAGAAGGGCGATCACATTGTCGAGGATCTTCAGGGCCCCGTCGCCGAGGTGGTCGAAGCTCGGCACGGCCGGGATGCACCCGAGCTGCGCGAGGTCCATGAAGAAGTTTATCACCCCGAGCAGCCGATTCAGCGGCGCGAGCGAGGCGTTTTTGTTCGCGAACTGGATGTCCAGGTTCCCCGACGCGCACTCCAGCGCCGCCGAGAACTCGACGTTGCCGAGGTTCTCGGCCTTCGCCTGAGCCGCGGCGACGCGCCCGAGGGCCGAGATCATCGCCTTCAGGTCGATCTTGATCCCGAGCAGCGCGGTGATCAAGACGTCGATGATCCCGCGCACGAGCAGCGGCACGCTCATCATCGGCAGCATCGAGACGATCTTGTCGACGACCTTGCCGATCTCGGGGATGATCTTCAGCAGCTTACTCGGGTCGGGGGGTGGCCCGATCAGCGCGGGTACCGCCTTGATCGCGTCGAAGAGCAGCTTGATCACCTCGAACACCGTAAAGATCGGGATCAGCGGCATCAGCACGGCGTTCAGCGGCGCCATGAGCGACTGCGCGATCCCCGAGAGGTCTCCCATCTCGAAGCCCGCCTGCGCGCACAACTGCCCCCCACCCGGGAAGGTGATGCACAGCTCGCCGGGGGACGTCTGCATCTCGATGCAGAGTTCGGCGACCCCGGGGACGATAACTGGGAAGAAGTCCACGCCCATCAGATTCCCTTTCCGGTCGGCGTCACGAGACGCCCGTTGATCTGCACCTGCGACCCTTCGATGTTGACGATGCCGTCGGCGATCAGGTTCAGAATCGTCGTCGCCTTGAGCTGCACGCTGAGCGTCTTCGCGTCGAAGGCGAGGCTGTCCCCCGTGAGCTTGTCAACGATGCTCAGACCAGGGGAGCCCGGGCGCTCGTCGATCGTGAGCAGGTAGCGCCCGATCTCCATCGCCTGGACGAGGTGGGCATCCGTGCCGGCGTCACGCATCGACGTCGGCAGCTCGCTCTCCCCCTTGCGCTCGGACCAGTTGAAGCACTGGTAGACAGGGCGCTCGATGTCCCCGCCGAGGAACCAGATCACGACGTCGGCGCCGACATCGGGCACGACATGCCCGCCGCGCTGCGGGCTCCCGCCGCCGGCGGTGAGCGGGTAGGCCCACTGGGTGCCCTCCGGCAAGAAGCCTCGGATCGCGGCGCGGACGCGATGCCGCCCCTTCGGGTCTTCCCGATCGATCACGACGGCGGGGTAGGCGTACGGGTAGCGCAGCTCCCCGGTGACCAGGCAAATGATGGGTTGCATCGGGTCGCGCCAGGCTACCGAGATCGACGCGAGAGCGCACGCTCGATCGGTGGGTGCTTCACAGCCCGAGCCTCTTCGCCGCGCGCTGGTAGCTCGGCGAGGCATTGCGGATCTCGTACGCGCGCGCCCGGGCCTTCGCCACGATCACCTGGAGCCGGTTCACCGTTCCAGGTTACCAGAACGGCGCACGCGCAGGCGCGCCTACTGCGTCCCTCGGCCCCGCGTGTCCTGGAAGGTCTGCGTCGCGGTCCCGTCTTCCTCGTCGACCTTCTCGACCGGCGTCAACCCATCGGCGTTCGCCGGCGGGTCGGCGTCGTTCAGCTTCGCCTTGGTTTTCGTGTCCCCGGCCATGCCACCCGATTTTCCGTGGCCGTCGCGGGAGCACTTGATCACCATCGTGTAGCCGCTACCGACGTCGTGCTTGACCGAGTTGACGTAGTAATTCCCCGAGAACAGCGGCCCGAGCCCGCCGATCGAGATGATGCTTTTGGCGAGTACGTTCGGGTCTCCCCAGCACGTCATCGTGAGCTTCACCGCCGCGAGCTGGCTCTGCGTGTAGAGGCCGGCGGCCTTGCGCTCGGCTGCCGGCTGCGCCTCGGTCGTGGGGGCGACGTGCTCGCTCGCGACGAGCGCGACGTCGTGCGCGGCGCCGTCGTCTTCCCCGATCGATTCGAGAACCGCGCCCGGGCCATCGCGCGTAACGGTGGTATTGTCGGCCTTCGCGTCGACGTCTTCCTTCGTGTCCGGGTCGCGCCCCTGGAGATTTACGGCGCCAGGTTTGCCCGCGGAGATGTCGTTGTCGATGTTCCAGGTGATGATGTCGCCCTGGTTCGGATCGATGTAGTAGACGAACTCTCTCTGCGGCTTTTGACCGGTCCTGCGCTTGTGGAAGTGACCACCATCGAAGTCGATGAAGAACTCGAATCGCTCACGCCGAGCGAGGTCGCGAATGAACTCGTAGCAGGTGACCGCAGCCTGCGAAATCTGCTCGAATACGACCTCGGTGTCGTCGATGTTCGCCTCGGCGAACGTGATATTGTACTCCTTGAGGATCTTCTTGACGGCGCCGGATCGAGTCGTGTTGAGAAAGGTTCGACCCTTCTTCTTCCGATTCATCACGGCTTCTTTGCCGTTGGCCTCGATCGACAGCTCGGTGCTGCCCTTGACGGTCTGAATGACGCACTCGCGCTCGGGCGACATCTCGCCGTGGTATCCCCACGACACGTGAATGACGTTGCCTTTGCGCCAGGTGTCCTGCTCGAACTCGGTGAGGTCGAAGTTGTCGACCCTGAGCATCAGCTTGTCGGGCTTCTTCTCGTCGTCGTCGTACGAGATCCCAAGGAACCGCGTCGACAGGTCGAGGCGCTCGGGCTCCTGCGCCCCAGCCAGGGTGACGGACAGGAAGACCTCTGCGCCGGTTCGTGCGCTCATACGATCACGCGCGAGTCTTCGCCGGCGCGCCGATCCGTGAGAATCAGCTCCTGCACCGTGCGCACCGAGGGGATGATCAGGTTTTTGTCAGCCAGCGTGGACAGCGGGATCGTCGGGTCGTAGATCGGAATCGGCTGAAAATCGGCAATGATCCACCAGAGCCCCGACGGGCGCGGAAGGCCGGCGAAGTAGAGCCCGGCGAGCTTGTGCAGCGTGTCGCCGTCGACGATGGGGTGCACCCGGTTGTCCGACAGCTCTCGATAGGTAAACGCCTCGCGCTCCGACAGCGCGAGGTTACCATCGAGCGGGTCAGCCGCCGACGTGGTGAACCTGTGTCTGGAATAGCGATTCGGCGGCACGTTAACCCCCTCGCGCGGCGGATCCGCTGAACTGCGTACCGTGCTCGTATATGTCCTCGGAGGTCATCCTCGAATCGAGCACCCACTCCAGATCCAGCTTCAGCGAGAACGAGGTCGGGCGCCCGTTCAGCGCGAAGCGCTTCATGCTGTTGCTGTACGAGGTGATTCGCACCTTGATCGAGTAGAGCTGGGGCCAGATGAAGAGCACCCTTGGAGGCTCTCCGCCGATGATGTCTTGCGCGTTCCGGCCGGCGTAGAGCAACGACAGCATGAATTTTCGCGTGTCGAACGTCCTCCCGCCGCCATCTTTCGACAGCGCCTCGAACCCGAGGGTGAGCGAGATCTTCATGTTCTCGGTGTACTGGTACTGCATCGGCTGGTGCGACAGCCCCTGCACCGCCAGGCGGTTGTACGAGACGCCGATCTTTTCATCGACCTCGTCGGGGTTGAACTGCGCAAAGACGCCGGTCCCCGTCGTGAGGTTCTCGACCGACATGCGGTCCGGGATCATGGCTTCGAGCGTCATGGCTATTCGTCGATCGCCGTAGGAGTACCATCACTGGAGGCCGCGGCGCGCTGGTACTTGGTGACGACCTTGGCCATCACCTCGCCGTCGCACACGAGCTTCGCAGAGACGACCGCCGGGGGCGCGGACCGGAGCGCGGCGGCGACCGCGGCGCCGGTCGCGGCGGCCGCGGCGGCGCCAGCGTCCCCGGCTGCGGGCGCTGCGGCCGACGCCGTCGCGGCCACACCAGGCGCCGTTCCGGCGGCGGCCGGGGGCCCGAAGGCGGGGGGGTTCGGGACACCGATGAACGGCCGCGCCCGCGACCCGTCGCCGACGAGGTTCTCTTTTTTGTCGGAGGCCGCCTTGTCTTTGGCTGCGTCGTCCTTCTGCTGCTGCGTCGCGAGAGCATCGCGCGCTGCGCCGACGAGCTGGCTCCGGATCTCGCCGACCTTGTTCGCGAACCCGAGGTCTTTCCCGAAGAGCTTGCCCAGCTTGTCGACGGCCGAGGCGACGCCCTGGATCAGGCTCCCGACGATGTCGAGGATTCCCTCGACGGTCTTGAAGACGATGCCCTTCGCGCTCTCCCACGCGCCGGCCCAGTCGCCGTGCAGAAGCGCCACGACGACATCGATCAGGCCCGTGATGATCCCGATGGCCATTTTGATGTTGGCGCGCACGGCTCCGATCACCCCGGCCACGATCGCCGCGACCTCGGCGACCACGGTGACCAGCACCGACACGGCGCCCACGATGGCGCCCACGACTTTCCCGATGACGAGGCCGAGGGTCTCCCAGCCGCTGCGGTTGTTCCCGACGGCACCGTCTGTGCCCATGATGGCGTCGACGATCTCGCCGAAGGCATCGAACAGGACCCCGAGCGACGAGCCGAGCGTGCTGGTGATCGGGCTCATCGACGAGAAGCCGGACGCCACGCCAGAGGCGATGTCGAGCACCGCCGTCATCACGGTGACGATGGTCTCCATCACGGCGCCGAGCGCCACGCCGACCCGCTCGCCGGCCTTGCCCCACGCGATGAACTTCCCCTTCGCCACGTCGGGGCCGTCCTGCACGATGCCGAAGATGCGGCCGAGGTGCTCCAGCGCGCCGACGAACGCCGCGAACGCGGGACGGGCCGCCTGCATGGCGACCTCGAACCCGCCGGCCAGGCCCTTGAAGAAGTTCTTGATCCGGTTGAACCAGAGGAACACCGTGATCGCGAATTCGCGAATGGGCGCGTTGGCCTTGTCGCCCATCGCCTCGCGCACCGCACCCGAGAAGCCGCCCTGGGTGAAGAGCTGGACGAGCGCCTTCCACGTGAGCACCACCCGGTCGATCACCTTGTGGATGAAGTCGCCGATGCCGCCGAGGTTGTGCATCACGGCGTAGCGGAGGGCGGCAATCCCGGCGATGGCCAGCCCGATCATCGCGACGAACCCGAGCATGGGGATGAGCACGGACAGCATCGTCGCGCCGATCATCTTCAGGCCGAGGATCAGGATCGCGATGCCCGCGGATCCAGCGAGCAGAGCGCCGGCGGCCGTCGTCAGGACGCCGGCGAAGATCACGAACTTGGCGATGCCCTGCTTCAGCGGCTCGGGCATTTCGAGGATGACGGTACCGATCTTGCGGATGATGCCGACCACCGCGCGCGCGGCGGGCTCCAGCGCGATCGCGAACTGCTTGCCGACCATCGTCTTGATCGTCGAGAGCGCGCTGCCGATCATCTCCTGCTGACCGCCGATGTCGTCGAGCATTGCGTCGGTGAGATCTTGGGCGGCGTTCTTCGCGTCACCCATCTGCTTCGTCATCTCGGCGATCGCTTCGGCGCCCTGGAGCGTGACCTCTTTCCCGTCGACCATCGTTTTGAAGGTCGCCTTGGCCGCGGCGTCGTACGTGGCCATGCCCTTCGTGCCGAGGGCCTTTCTCACGAAGGCAGTCCTATCCTGCTCCGTCATATCCTTCGTGGCCTTGACGACATCGCCGAGGATGTCAGTCAGCCCGCGCATCTTCTTCGTCGTTTTGTCGAAGACTTCGACGTGCTTGCTCTGAAGTTCTGCTTGAGCCTTCGTGTCGGTGGCCAGATTCTGGAGCGACTGGCTGTACTGCATGGCGGCCTCGCCGCCCTCCATGCCTCGGCTCTTGAACAACCCCACGCCGATCAGGGTGTCGTCGAGCGTCTGATTGAACTGCGACGCCGTGACCGAGGCGCGTTTGAAGGCGCCGCCGAAATCCTTCGTGCTCAGCGAGGTGACCTGCTGCGCCTTCGCGAACGTGTCGACGACGTCGCTCGTGTCCGCGGCGGTCAGGTTGAACTGCGTGATCGTGTCGGTCGCGAGCTTCGCCGCCTGCGCGACGCCGAGGTCACCCATCGAGATCGCCGCGAGGTTGAGGACCGGCGTGATGTTCGCCGCGGCGGCGCCGGCGTCGTTGAACTTCTTCGCCAGCACCTCCAAGCCGTCGACGGCCTCCTCGGGCTTGAACTTCGTGGAGAGGCCGGCGCGGTAGGCGGCGTCCTCCAGCACCTCCATGCCGTCGGCGGTGAGCCGCGTGTGGAGCGCCACCTTGTCGAGGGCATCGTCCATCGCGCCGTAGGCGTCGGCCGCGGCCGCCGTCGCGGCCAGGATCCCGATCCCGGCGCCCATGATCGCGGTGCCGGCCTTGAACGCGGCGAACGCGCCGTCCATCGCCTTGCCGGCGAGCGACCCCTGCTCGTAGATCTTTTTGAACTTGTCCTCGACCTTGCCCATCACGCCCGTGGCGAGATCCTTGGCGGTCATGACGAGCCCGATACCGATCGCGCCGTTGAGTGCGATTACACACCTCCCAGCGGGGGAGCCGCGGCTCTATATTTGCGGTAACAGCGAATCCTCGCCGAGTCGGCGTAGACTAGAGCGGCAAAGCTACGTGTCGAAGAGACACGTAGCTTCACGGCGGTGCCGCGCGGTTTCACGTGGCCGTCGCCGAAGAGGAGCCCGAGCACCCACGCGCTATCCGGCGTCCAGGTCAGGAAGAAGTCGTCGCGCGCGTTCTTATTCGACGAGGCTCCGGTGGCGTAGAGCTGCGCGGCCTTCTCCAGCTCGGCGGCGGTGAAGGCGCGAGGGGCCGGGCCGCGCGCGCGCCGATGGCTCACCACGCGCCCCGCGGCGGACCGCGCGCGCAGAGCCAGTGGCTGCGCGCCGGGGCGCCTGGTGCCCCGGGCGCGGCCGGCGGAGAGGTCATGGGAACGGTGGTGCGTGGTGCGGCTCATCGGCTCGGCGTCTTCTGCCTTTTCTCGACCTCAGCGGCCTCGCGTGCGCGCTGCGCGTCGAGGTCGAGGGCATGCCAGATCAGTTCGTCAGCGTCGGCGTCCAGCACGTCGGCGCGGGACCAGTTCAGGCCGCTGCCGCCGTGCTGCTTGTAGGTCAGGTGGCGGACGAGCTTGTGCCACCACTCGGTGCCGACTCCCCAGAAGAGGTGACGAAGGAAGTAACCGTGCTCGGTGAGGGGGAATCCGTCTCCTCGATCGGTTCCTTCGACCGGCGACGAGGAGCAAAGAAACCTTTTCCCAGAGGAAGCTCGACCTCCTGCACCCACCGGCAGCCCGGGCACTTCGTATCGAGCGAGGTCTCGACGCCGCAGTCGGAGGCCTCGTAGGCCTCTTGCAGAGCCTGGATGTCCTCGAACTCCAGGTCGGCCATGTGGTTGTACCGGTCGATGATCGAGGGCTTCACGCCTTCGATCGAGACCGTCTGCGAGGTGAGCACGTCGATGATCGTCGACGCGACCCGCTTCTGCTGCTTGCGCGCGCGCCGCATCGGCTCGTCGTGCTTCGGCATTTGCAGCTCGTAGACGTAGGCGCGGCCGCCGACCGTCACCTTGAAGCGGCCGTCGCCCGAGCGGATCCGCTGCGCGGACTCCTCGGGGAGGTGCTTGATCGGCAGGGAGGAGAGGTTGACCTCCCAGTCGTACTGCTTCGGGCAGTTCTGGCACTTGACCGGGAAGCAGTAGGCGTCGCCCTGCCCCCACGGCCCCGGATTGCTGTCGGGCGTGCGCACGCTGAGCGCGCGCAGGCGCAGCAGCCAGAACATCAGGTCGCCCTTGAGAACGCGGCTCCAGTCCGGAATCCCCTCGCCGGGCGTGACGAACGCGTAGGGGCCGGCCTCGACCGTACTCTCCCAGCACCCACCGACGATGGTGGAAATGCCGCCATCGGCCGACGTGTCGGCGTCGGCCTCGGCGGCGAGGGAGGCGAGTACGTGGCCCTTGATTTTTCTGACGTTGGCGGTCAGGCCGCTCGGCGCTGTATCTTGCATGTCGGTCTCCCTTTACGGCGCTCGTGGAACGGCGCCGGCCAGAGAAGGATCAGCCCTTCTCGAAGCGCTTGTAGGTCAACGTGACCTCTTCCATCACGTTGTCTTCCGCCTTGGCATCCCAGTCGCCGGCGGAGAACTTGTTCGGCCAGGCCTCGAAGAGGTTCCAGCGCTTCAGCTCTGACCCATCGCGGTCCTTCTGCACGATCGCGATGTTCTTTTTGTACTCGCTATTGACCTCGCCGGTGCCGGTACCGCCGTTGCCGGCGCCGTCGATCACCTGCACCCACCAGTCGTACAGGTCGTTGTTGTCCGTCACGCCGGCCTTCAGGGTGACGGGCGAGTATTTGACCTTGCCGGGCTCCTGCGAGGCCACGACGAGGCTGCCGCCCTCGTGCTGCTCGACGACGCCGACCTCGGCCGAAAGCTCGGACATGCTCTCGAACCACGCGATATCGAGGCCATCGATCTCGATCGAGAAGTTGAATTTCTTGTGGTAGCTTCGCAGTTTTCCGAGAACAGCCATGGTCGTGCTCCCTTATGCCGTGAGCGCGGCCAGCTCTTCGTCGAGTGCACGCGTGTCCGGCGAGATCAGCAGGCAGACGAACTCCGCCGGCTCGGCAGCGGCGATTCCGAGGCGCGCGTAGACCGTACGACGCTTTGCCGTCGCGGCGGTGTTCAGAGCCGGGCCGAAGTCCACGAAGAAGGCCTTCTTCGGATCCTTCGAGGCGAAGGCTTCGCTCGACGCGAGCGACCCGAGGAAGCCGAGGACCGTTCGCGTCCCCGATCCGAGCAGCTTCGGCTGGATGTTCCGGTGCCTGATGAAGGCCAACCCGGGGATCAGGCGCTTCTCGACGAAGATGATCCCGCGGCGCTGACCGATCGTGGGCCAGTTGCCGCTGTCGCGCAGCGTGCGCGCGCCGTCGACGAAGTAGGGGCCGTCTTCCTTCGAGATCGGGTTGATCAGCGAGGGGAAGATGAGATCGCGCATCGGCTTCTTCTTCACCTCGTCGCTCTCCAGCCCGAGCACGTTCTTCGGCAGGTACTTCAGGTCGGTGCCCGCCGGGTGGTCGAACGCCCCACCGATCTTCGCGCTGTCGACGCGCGCGTAGAGCCCCGCGAGCATCCCGCTCGGCGGGACGACAAGCATCTTCCCGCTGCCGTAGATGGCCTGGCTCGGATTCAGCACCTTGATCCGCGGCCAGTACATCGCGGCCATCTCGGTGAGCTGGTAGAGGCTCGCCGTCTGCTTGACGTACGTGATCATCCCTGCGGCGCTGGTCGCCGCCGGGGGGTCGAGGATGCAGAAGCAGAGCCCGGCGCGCGTGATCTCGGCGTACGTGACCATCGCGTTGTGGATGGCGCTCGTCGCCTTGCCAGGAACGATCATCACGTCGATGTCGACCGCGTCGAGGACGCGGAAGCCCACATCGCCGCCCGTCGACGTGCCACCGATGAAGTCGTTGTCGACGAGCCCGGAGAGACCATCGTCGCCGCCGGCGAGGTTCGCCGACAGGCCGATGGCGGGCAGGTTCCCGGGCGCCGGGACCGCGGGGGCCTGGTCGGTCACCTTGATCAGGTCGCTTCCGATGTCGGAGTCGTTGATGACCGACTCGATGTAGCGCGAGTCGGTCATCGTGAAGCTCACGTTGAAGAAGCGCTCTTTCACCACGCCGTTCGACCAGACGTAGAGGTTTATCCTGTCCGCAGCGCCGTCGGTGGGCGCGAGCACCTGCACCTGAAGCGCATTGCCGAACACGCCGTCGCTCTTCGCGTCGACCAGGACGCTGACGACCGGCGTTCCTGCGAGCCCGGTGTGCTGCGCGAAGTCGAAGCCGATCAGCGCCGTCGACGACGAGATGAGCTGCACGATGCTCGTTCCGCCGGTCGTCGACGAGGTGAACCGGAGCGCCCCTCCAACGTTGGTCGCCGTCGCGCCCGAGAGCGGGAGGGCGGCGAAGATGGCGATGACCTCGGTCACGGTCACAACGGCGACGTTGGACACGTTGCCGCCTCCGGCCTGGTTGCCGGTGGTGAAGCCGAGCCCGGCGTTGGCCGTGCCGCTGACGATGTTGACCCCCGAGCCCAACCCCTTCCGGTTGCTCGTGATCGTCACGTGGTCAGAGGCCGTTACGGTGGCGACGCAGCCGGCGGTGTTCGAGGCGAAGAACGCGTTCAGCGAATTCACCACCTCCTGCGCGGTAGCGAGGAGGATGTTCGAGAACTCGGCCGTGTGAAACGTCTTTAGGGGGAGTGCGACCCCGTCGACATTGATGAGCAGCGTCTGGAGATCGGCGAGCACGAACCCCGAGCCGGCGGCTCCGCTCTGCCGCGACGCAGCCGTCGCCGAGATCGTCCCGGTCTGGTTGCCGAGCGCATTGACCTTGAGCACCACCGTCTGGCCATGCGCGAGGGCCCATGGCCCGACACCGCTGGTCGCGACACCCGACGTCGGCGCGGCCGACGTCGTCATCAGGTTGATCGTCGCGTAGTTCGACGTCTTGGTGGTCGGATCGGTGGCGTCCGTACAGTGGAGAGCCCGCGCGAAATAGAGCAGGTTCCCGCCGTTGTCGAAGTAGCCCTGGACCGCAGCGGTGCAGTCGATCGAATTGACGGTGTACGAGCCGCACTTCTTCTTGAACTCGTCGAAGCTGGTGGCCTGGATCGGCACACCAAAATCGCCGCGCTCAGAAATTCCGACGATCCCGAGCGCGAGGTTCGCGTTGGTGCTGATCTGCCTGACGACAGGCGTTTCTTCATCGAAAGTGACTTCGGACGAGAGGCCGGTGGCCATCGATTACTCCTTCACCGCCGAGACGGGCTTGCTGTGCGAGATCGGCGCGATGACCGTGGACGGCGAGTCCGGGGGCGACGCGGGCGCCGGCGGCGGTTCTGCTTCGGGCGCCGGCGGCGGCGCAACGGCGGCCACCTCGACCGCGGAGATCTCGCCCTGCCGCTTCATGCGCTGCACCTGCTCCAGCTTCAGAACCGAGAGGGGCAAGCCGGCGACGGTGACGTCGTTCGGGTTGGATCCCTTGGCGAGAAGGTGCAGCGAGCGCGAGACGCGCTTCATGCCGCCGCGAACGGTTCGGATACCGCTATAGGCATCGTGATCGCGCGCGCCGACGAGCTGCTCGGAGCACAGACACGCGCCAGGTTGGCACACGATGTCATGAGCGAGCTCGATGGTCTGCGGCCGCCGAACGAGATTCGTGATGGTGACCGTAGCTTGTTCTTCCACGCCGCCACGATATAGGAGTGCCGGTGTGGGTCAAGACGTGCCGAGGTCGGCCGCCCAAACGTGGCTCAGGCTGGGCATTTTTGAATCACGATCGTCTCCGCCGTCCAGCCGTAGCGCAGCGTCCCCTCGTGGGGCATCCACGCCGGCACACCCGGGACCGCCTTCGTCGTCATCCCGGGCATGTCCTCCAGCCGAATGTTCTCGATGAACACCGTCCCGCTGAAGCTCGTCATGTTGGAGTTGTCGGTCTGCCGCGTCACCTTGGTGCTCGACCCGATCGATGCGCGCACCGCGTATTCGACGACGCCGTGGGTGCGATCGATCGGGTCTCGCCAGACCTTCAGGGAGATGTTCTTCTGGAAGTAGATCTTCGTCGCTTCGAGCAGGTTGAACAGCTCGATCGGGTTGTCGGACATGCCCGTGAGCGCGAAGACTGCATCGACGACCACCGGCGCGCGCCGCTCGATGAACGTCGATGCGTCGAGCTGCACGGTGTACGTCTCGGCCGAGAGCTGCGGCTCGCGCTCGGGTAGCTCCAGGTCCGCCAGCACCAGCGCGGGGAGCTTGCCCTGGTAGGCGATGTTGAGGTCGCCGAGCGTCGCGTCGAAGTCGGTGTGCACGGCCCAGTCGACGTTGTCGGTGAGCTGCCGGCGCAGGTCCAACATGAAGAGCCCGAGCACCCGCGCCAGCTCGCCCTTCTTGGTGAAGTCCGGGCGACTGAAGAGGTACGCGAGCCCCGTCACCGACTCGCCGGCGATCACCGCCCCGCTCGGGTCGATGTTCTGCACGGTGATCGAGACCGAGCCAGGGTCGTTGATCGGGGAACGGCAGAAGATCTGCCAGTCTTCGGTGACCCCGATGTCCGTCGCCGGCTCGGCGCCGAAGAGCACCTGCACCGTCGGCGGAGGGGCCGTCGTCATGCCGTAAGGGGGAGGCGGCGGCGGGAGCTGGAACCCGGTGCCGATGATCTCGACGAGCGTATCGCCGCCCGTGTGACCCTCGTCAGGGGTGATGCTGATGAGCGTGGGAACCGCCATGCGCCGAGCCTATCAGCCCCCGCCGGCGGGGGCTATCGAGCTTGCATCAGCGGGAGCGGGCGCTCGTCGTTCATCACCATGACGACATGCGTGCCGGCCAGGATCTTCACGCCGCCGTGCGTCTCGTCCGCGGGCGCCGTGTAGCTCTCGACCACGCGACGGGCGTTCGACTTCCGGATCGGCTCCAGCTCCTTGCCGTCGACCTTCAGCCCGAGGCCGAGGCCGAGGCTGCCGCCGACTTCCTTCACCCCGATGGCGTCCGCGGCTGCGCGGGGATCCGACTTCGCGAGGTCGGGGCGCTTGAACGTGAACGGCACACCGACTGGCGCGCCGCCTCTCGGCTCGCGCTCGGTCCAGAGGAGCCCATCGCCGTTGTCGGCGATGAAGGCGATCCAGGACTGATCGATGGGTTCGATCGCCCCCTGCCAGCCGGGGTCGTGATCGAGCTTGTGGGTCAGCGGCACCGAGAGCGCGGGGTGCTCACCCCGAAATACGAGGGGCGGCCCGGGGGTGGCCGAGCGAGCGAGCGAGCGGGCGCCCTGGCCCCGCTGCTCCTCCCTCCACGAGGAGGGGAAGCCGGGGTCCGCCATCGTCACGCCGAGCAGCTTGGCGCCGTCGCTGGCCTTGGTCTCGGTGTGCTTCGACTCGCCCTTCCCGTCGAAGCGGATTCGCTCCAGGTCGGCGTCGGAGATCTTGTACCCGGCCATCGTACCGTGGGGGCTCTCGATGCACTGCCCGCCGGCGCAGTCGAAGTAGTGCCGCTCGCCGTGCCAGTAGACCTTAAACATGGTCTCGGCGGCGTTGGTGCCGTCCATGTCGCCGTAGCGCTCGACGAGCCCCGGAAGAGGCTCTTTCAGCCCGTCGCCGGTCAGCGCCGGGGGGTTGATCTTCTGAAGCGTGACAGGACCATGCAATCGTTTGCTCATCGGGGACCTCCTTGGAGAAGAGGGCGAAGGCTACTCGGCGGCCACCGTCCACGCAATACGCTTCCGTATATCCGAGCGCGGCGTCACCACCCGAACTTCTTGCGGAGCACCTCGGCAACGGTCGCCGTCACGCGCGTTGAGACCGCGGCCGGCTCTGCGTACTTGTCGACGGTCGGCTGGAGCCAGGCCCGCTTGGGGATCGTCACGTGAAAGACGGTACCGGCCGAGGAGGGCGGCTGCTTCCCACGGATCCGCGGCTTCGACAGGCCCGCATCACGCAGCTTGGCGAAGAACCAGCGCCGCTGCTTGTCGGACATCTGCGTCGTATAGGAGCGCCCCTCCTCGTTCGCCGCGGCGATGTCGGCCATCGAGTAGCCCGAACTGCCGCCCTTGGGCTCGATGCCGACGATGTACGCGTCGCCGACCTTCTTCACGATCACGTAGGGCGCGAGCCCCGCGAGCGGGGGGCCGGTGTTGCCGAGCGCGACGCTCAGCGCCGAGCGCGACGGCGATACCCCCGCCTCCAGCTTGGCGACGAGGCGAGCCTGCATGAACTCGGCCTCTTCTTTCATCGCTTGGTCCATCGCCTCTTTCGAGGCATCCGGGAGCGCCTTGAGGATCTTGGCGGCCTCGTCCCAGCCGATGAACTCGATACCCATTACCGCTGCCCCTGCGGCCTATCCTGAAAGGTGACGACGACGAGGTTTCGCATGCTACCGAGGCCGTAGGCGCGCGCGTCAACGTGCTGCGCGTACATCCCCGGAGGATCCCCGAAGGCCTGCACCAGCTTGCATGTCTTCGTGTAGAGCGCGACGAGGCGGTCGTTTTTCCGAAGCAGGGGGTCGCCGGTCGTCGGGTCCACGAGCCCGAGCTGCTCCAGGTCTGGGATCAGAAAGACCAGATCCATCTTCCGGACCGGGATATCGCCGTGCGGCGCCTGATGCTGGCGCTCGTTATCCGCTGGCTCAACCTGGCACCGCAGCCGGATCAGCTTCTCTTTGCGCCCGTTGTTGCGCACGCCGTCCTGCATCGTGACGTTCATCGTGCGGAAGACTTCGTCGTAGCCGCCGGCGGCAGCGGTGGCCGCCGTGTCGAGCTGCGCGATCTCGGCGATGAACCAGCGAATCAGCCGCCCGCGGGTCATGCGCGCTCAGCTCCCGACGAGCGCTTCGGTCGGAGTGCCCGCGTCGTCGAGCCAGGTGAATTCCCCGACGGGCGCGTGCACCTGGCAGGCGACGCAGAACGTCGCGCCGTAGAACTTCGGCTCGCGCGCGTAGGTCTCGGCGATCGACTTCGCCATCCTGGTCGTCGACCCGGGCTCTTCGGGGGTGAGGATCCAGTACGAGGCGTGCTGCCCCGTGAGGGGGTTCACGGGGCCGGGCGCGGGGCCCTGCGCGCCGGGGTCAGCAGGGCCATCGGTGGTCGTGACCCGCGGGTCGTCAGCATGTGCCATGCGGCGGAGCCTACCAGATCAGTGCGCGGCCTGGCGGCCCCGCCGCAAGACCGGGAGATGGTGGCGCCGGTAGGCCTCTCGCGTGCGCTCGACGCCGAGCGTGATCGGCGCGTGCGCTCCGCAGGTGTGATCGGCGCGTGTCTGAAGAGCCCCTTCAGCGGGCAGCTTCATCTTCACGTTGGCCTCGCCACGCGCCTCGACGTCGACCGGAGATGCCGCCTCGTCGCAGGGGGCGAAGTCGCCGTCGCGCTCCTGCCAGTCGGTCGCGATGCGGATCGCCAGCTCGATCACCAGCGGCGCCGCGGCGAGGCATAGGCCCCGCTGCGCAGGGAAGCCGGCGCGGGGATCCCGCGGCCATTGTTCCAATGGCGCCGTAGTCACGAGGGAAGCGGTACGTCGAGCGGTGCGTCGGGTTCATGAGCGGAATCCTCACACGCTTCGCGCCACCAGTGTCACACGGTGCGGATCCGCATCGGGGCGAGGAAGCTCTTCAGGATCCCATCGATCTCGGGATCGCCCGTCGACGGGCCGTCGAGCGTCGACACGGGGCGGCCGGCGCCGAGGCTGTAGCTCTGGTCCCTGGTCGTCTCCCCGGTGAACCTCCAGTGGTTCAGGCGACTGAATCGCTCGTCGAGGTCGCCGAGCTTGGGCAACTGGCTCATCACGATGAGCTGCGCCGCGAACCGGATCATGTAGGGCGTCACGCCGACCGCGTACCCCGGGTCCGGATCGGTGTAGCCGAAGATCCCTTTGATGTTGACGCTCTGCGTCCCCGCCCTGAACAGGCCGCGCGCGCGCAGGGATGGTCCGATGCCGATCACGCCCACGTGCCGGCGCGAGCGCAGCGACTCCGCGAACTCGATGGTGGGGTTGTTGCGGTCGTCTGGAGCGAGCAGGCCCTGCGTAATGTGCCTGTTCGCGACCTTCACGACGGACATGTCGACGTCATCGCCGTCTTGCACGAGCTGCGCGACGGCGATGATCGCCTCGTCCAGGAAGAGGCAGGACGTGCCCACCCCGTCGAGGGTGATCGACTTGTACGTCGGGATGAACGACCGCAGCGTGATGGCGTCGATGAGCTTTTTCGCGAGAATCAGCCGGTGACCGACGTCGATGTCCCGCGCCAGGCAGGACGACACGTCTTCGGCCCGCAGGTCGGAGACCAGGGCGTAGACGTCGTAGATGCCAGCGCCCAGCGCCTTCACCACGTCGAACTCGATGTGGACCTCGACCTCCATCCCGCCGGCGATCGCGTAGAACCAGACGATCTCGTGCAAGCCGACCGGCTCGTTCGAGGGCACGCTCCAGAGCGCCACGAAGTGCGCGAGCCCGAGCCGATGGCCCCCCTGCTCGACCGGGTTCAGGTCGAGGGTCGACGCGTTGCCCGGCGTCGTCGGGTAGACCTGGACCGGGGTGACTTTTTTGTCCTCGGTCGTCAGGTCGAAGATCTGGAACTGCACGTAGTCGGGATCGACCATCAGCCCATTTGTGATGGTGAAGAGGTCGAACACCGGGATCTGCCGGGTGCTCGACTTGCCCAGACCGATGATGCGCATCCTGATCTCCTACAGCGACGGGACGATTTGCACGATAAGCGCGAGCGAGCCGCCGCCGACAACGGGCCCGAGGCAGCCCGGCCCCGAGGCGCAGTGCCCGACGGCCGTGGGGAAGCTGATCGTGTGCCCTCCGGGCGCCAAGACCTTGAACTGCGCGTCGTACTCGCCAACCTTGGCCGTCTGGCCAGCCTGCCAGTCGTAGGTGAGCTGGTCGCCGTTCGCGCCGCCGATCGAGGCGGCGCCGGTGATGATCAGGCCCGTGCCTCGGTGGACCATCTTGAAGGTGGCGGTGCTCCCGGCTTGGGGGACGTAGGCCTTGCCGTCGGCGTTTCGCATCGCAACGACCAGCGACGGATCGAGATCGTCTTGGGTGAGCGCGAAGGTCGGCACGCGCTCAAGATAGCACCTTCACCCTGCGCTCGGGCGAGACCATCAGGATGACGGAGCGGTAGCTGGAGGCGACGAGGAGCACGCGCGTGGGCGTCAGGTTCTCGATCGCTTTGCCGAGCAACGGCGGGTAGAGCGTCATCAGCCCGATGCCGGTGAGCGAGGTGGCGTTCGCCGGCGCCACCGTCAGGATCCCGAGCCAGCGAGGCGCCGACGGGCTGTAGCCCGAGTTCGCGTCGAGGTTGGTCTGCTGATAGTGGTCGAACTTCTCGGACATCGAAGCCTCTACGTCGGCGAGGGGGAAGGCGCCGGGCTCGAAGCAGCGATCAGAGAATCGCTCGCGAGCTTGTCGGCGATGGCGGTCAGCGACGAGGCCGAGGTGGTCAGCGCGCACGCGCGCCCCCGCGCCTCGGCGGAAGTCAGCTCCCAGGTTCGGCCGAGCGCGTGCACCCTGCGGGCGATCGCTTCGTTGAGCCGGAGCGTCACCCGGATCAGGGCGGGCTGTAGTTCGGTGGGAGCTGAGTCGAGCGCGCGAAGCGCTTCCGAGACTTCGCTGGCGATGTGCCCATCGGAGATGAGGCGGGCCAGCTCTTCTTGCGTCAGGGCGCTGAGCCCGTCGGCGATGCGAGGTGCGGCGAGACGTGCCCCTTTACGAGGGGCACGCTCTCGCCGCACCTCGGCAGCCTCAGCGAGCATCTGAGCTGCAAGCTCACGAAGCTCGCTGGTCATCAGCTATCGCGCCGCTTGCCGACCCGAGCCTGGCCCTTTTCTTCGGCCGGCGCGTTCAGGACCGTGGTCGCGGCGGTCGACGCCGCGGCCAGCTCATTCGGCGAGTCGGCGGTGCCGACCGCCGACCGCGTCTCGCCGCGCATGACCTCATTTGCATCATCCGGCGTCGAGACGTCGAACACGTACGGCGAGGTCGGGTCCATGTCGTTCATGCGCTCCTTCTCGCAGGCGGTGGCGACGTCTTCGGTCACCTTGTACCAGCCACGGGCCCTCGTGAACGTGAACGCGCTGGACGTGATGCACATTACGTGGACATCCCGCTTGTTCAAGGGCTTGATACGAACGATAGAGTTGGCCATTTGGTCTCCTGAATCAGGGCTCGGGGGGTGGGCCCGCGTGCTACAGCGCTTCGAGGTTGACGGGAACGTGCGCGAAGCCGGCCCCCGCGGTGAAGGCGTTGGTCTTGTCCCAGCGGATCGTGTCGCCGGCGACCAGGACCAGGCCCGGAGTCACGGTCGCGATCTTGGTGCCGGCCGTTCCGCCGATGAGACCCGCGGTGAGAGAGGCGGCGGCGTCGAGGCCAGCGCCGCCGAGGAGGTCGCCCTTGGTGCTGCCGGCCGCGTTGCTCGTCGAGAGCCCCGCGACGCCAGCGTTGGCCGTGGTGAACAGCGTCGAGATCTCCCAGAAGGGGACCGTCGGGCGCAGGCGAAAGCCGACGGGAACGGTGAAGAGCGTGGCGCCGTCGGCCGCGGTGCGGTCGAGCACGAGCTTCAGATCGACGTGCTTGTCGACGCGGTGCCAGCGCCCCGAGCCGGCGGTCGGCACGAGCACGAGGCTCTCGGTCGTATCCGCCGACGTCGACGCGCTGACGAACCGCCAGAGGCTGCCGTCTGCCTGCACGAGCGCGAGCTGCCCCTCGTAGCGAACCGCCGCGGCGATGCCCTTCAGCGCCGTGGTCGTGGCGATGTTCGCGGTGATCGCGACATCCGCGGCGTCGACGCGGAACCAGCGCCCGGTGCCGACGTCAGGCACGAGCACGAGACCGGTCACCGCCGCCGCAGAGCTGGCCGCGCTGAACTGCCAGAGCGAGTTGTCGCTCGTCACGCCGACGAACTCGCCGTCGCCGCGGTTCGCCGAAGCGATCGCGGTGAGCGCGGCGGTCGTCGCCGCGGGGCTCCCGAGCACGGTGCTCGTGCCCGTGCCCGAGACGAGCCGGAGCCAGCGACCAGCCGTGGGGGCCGGATTCGGGACGACGACGTTCACGCCTGCGACAGCCGTGCTCAGCTCGTCGTAGACCCAGAGCGAGTCGTCGAAGGTGACGAGGGCGAGCTGACTGTCGGACCGGTTGTCCGTGTCGAGCAACCCGAGCGCCGTGGTCGTCGCCTGCGGCGGCGCGAACCGAGCCAGCAAGCTGATGAGAATATCCGGGAGGCACGGCTTCCCCGCACCGTCGCCCGGCGCGAAGAACGCGCCTGCCTCACCAAAGTTGATCGGGATACCGTGCCTTGCCATCGAAGTGCCTCCGTGTGATCTGGTCTGGGCGCGACGGCGCCGATTAGCCCGACAGGACCACGAGGTTGAACGTGGTGGCCGACAGGTCCGTGGCATCGGCCGGCTCGGTGCCGTCGACGATCTTCCGCACCTTCAACAGGTCCGTGGCCGGGTTGTACTGCGCGATGTACACGCCGCAGTCGCCGGAGACGATACCGACGATCGCGCGCGAGTCGCCGGTCTGCGCATGCAGCCGGGCCGCGAGACCGGTCGTTCCGCCGGCCAGGTACGAGGCTTCGCCGGCGAAGCTGACACGGTCGGCGAACGCCGGAGCAGAGGCCTTCCCGCCGGCGCCGGAGATGAGAGTGAGCAGCGAAATCGACATGACCGTTCTCCCGAGAAGCGCCTGGATGCCAGGCTGAAAAGATGGTTCTGGCTCGAAGGGGCGCTCTGCGAGCGAGCGCCCCTGGTCCCCCCCGGGACGGGACTACGCCGCCGCGAGAACGCCGGTGGCCTTGACCACGGCCGGCTCGTGGGCCCACTTCGCGTCGAAACGCAGCGTGGCCACGATGATGTACTCGCGCGCCGAGATATCCTTGTCGGTCTCGATCCGGATCTCTCGCTGGATCCCGACGACCATGTTCTTCGGGTCGCCCATGACCACGTTGGTCGCGTTCAAGTTTACGCCGAGCTGCTCGGGGAAGAGCGGCACCGCCACGACGGGGATGCCCATGTACTCGCCGGAGGACATCTTCACGAGCGCGTTGTCGCCGAGGGGCGTCTGGCGGTTCGCGACCGAAGAGCCGTAGTCGATCGCGGCGTTCTTCGAGGTGAAAATCGCCATGTTCTTCGCGCCGCGGAAGAACTGCGAGGGCATCGTCTTCACGATGGTGTCGAACACGCTCTTGGTCAGCTTCACGCCACCGGCGTTGATTACGCGGGTCGTGATCTGCTTGAGGAATCCGTCCATCTTTTTGTAGAGGACGTCCGACGAGGTCAGGTCGCCGTTGACGGCGACGTCTTCCATGTCGCGGGCCACGGCCTGCGCGAGGAGCTTGGTTGCGTAGTCGACGAACGTGCCCTGAGCGACGTTGTCCTCGACCGCCCCGTAGGGGATCCTGGCTTCGGCGATGAACTCCACGGTCTGGAGCAGCACCTTGCCCAGCTCGGGCTTCGAGCGGTCCGCCACGCCGAGGGCCTGGCTCTCGGTCGCACCACGGAGCACGCGCCCCGTGAAGCCCATCTTCGACAGCTCGAAGGTCGGGCCGCTCATCGACTTGACCGTGATCATGCTGAGCAACACGCTCTCCACGATCGCGATCTCGATGAACTCCCGGGCCTGCTCGGGGACGAGCAAACCGCCCTCGTTCGTAAGGTTATGGATGCTCAGATCCGCCTTCTCGATGAAGGTCATGTAGGTCATGTTGTTCGCCACGGATTACTCTTCTCTTCCTGACGTCTGTGACGACGTGTGATCGGTTACTTCGCGGTGCGTTCCGCGGCGGACTTGCTCAAGTCGTCGGGCCACAGGACCGACTTCTTCACCGGGACGGGAGGCGTCGGGATGTCGTCGACCGACCCGGCGCGCGGCTGCCCACCGCGCTCCTTGGCGACCGACTTGAGCTGCGACGACAGGTTGTTGACCTTCGCCTCCAGCTCCACCTCGCGCGCGGTCTTGGCGACGGGCTTCACGAAGTTGCGCAGCGACTCCATGGACTTCGCGACAGAGCTGGCCTTCGCCGCGGGCACCGCGGGGGGCGCGGGCCGCTTCGGGGGCGCCGCGGGCGCGGGCGGCGCGGCGGGGGCCGCGGCGACAGGCGCCTTCGGGGGCGCGACCGGTGCGCCGGCGGGCGCCGGAGGGATGGCCGCGGGAGCAGCCTTGCCGCCGGGCGCGGGCATTCCGGCGGGCGCGGGCGCGACGGGAGCTTCCTCGTCGCCGCCGTTCTCCGCGACCAGCTCCTGGAGCAGGCCGGACAAGATTTTGTAGGCCTGCTGAAGCATCGAGAGACGCCCACTGGCCATCTTCCGACCGGCCTTGGCGACGGCGCCGTCGCCAGAGGTCATGCCCTTGGCGAGCATCTTGACCGTCGAGGCCATGGCGTCGGTGGTGCTGGCGCAGGCCTTGGCCAGACCCATCAAGACGGCCGTGACATCGTCCGTCTTGGGATCGGTGGGAGCCGGCTGCTCGGCCGACGAGGGGGCATCGATCGTCGCGCCCTTCTCGGTCTTCTCGGACTCGGCCTTATCCTTCGCTTCGTCTTCGGGCGACTTGAAGGGAGGGGCCGCGGCCTGCTGAGTGGGATCCTCGGGATCCTTCATCCCGTACTGCGTCATCATCCCATCCATGACGTTGTCGACGTCGAGGAAGGCCTGGCTCAGCTCGGGGGGCATCGGGGCCGCGTCGTCGATCGTCGCCGACTGGACCATCTCGGCCATCGCGGTCTGCGCTTCGAGCAGCAGAGCGAGGCCGTTCAGAATCCCGTCCTGCATCTCGGCAGGCATCGTGATCTTGGGGAGCTGAAGAGTGTCTTCGCCCTCCGCCGCCGCCGCCGGAGCGTTGGCGTTCGGCGCACCATCGGCGGGAGGCGGGTCGCCTTCGGCCTTGAGCTGCGGCAGCTCCTGCCCATCGGCCTGCGCGGGCTGAGCCACGGCACCGCTGGTGTCCGCGGAAGCGCCGAGATCTTGAATCTCTCCCTCTTGCGCGGGAGGAGCGGGGGGGACAGCGCCACTGGCATCCGCGAGGACACCGTACGACTGCGGATCCCCAGCTTCCTTCTTCACGTGCGGCATGATCTCTCCTGCGGAATCGGCGACAGCTTCGCAGTCGTCGGGGTCGTTGCCTTCTTCGATACAGTCGGCGAAGTCGATCTTCGCGACGGGGGCGGGTCCGTTCTTCTGGATAACCCACCGGCGCATGTTGGCCGCGTGGTCGACGAGGCTGACTTCCTGCGTGCGCAGGTTCGTCAATCTCGCTGCCGCTCTCGCTGCTTTGCCGATCCGCGTGATGTCGTTCACTTGGAGGCGACGGTATCAGGGAAAAAACACGTGGGTCAAGATGTGCCGAAGAGTGCCACGCGGTGAGCCCTCTTCGGTTGAGGGTCACACGTGACCCTATTACCTCTTGAATTTGGCTGGATTAAGCAGCCATCGATAGCGGAATACGCTCTGCAAAACCAGCGATAGAAAGGCCGGTGAGCTGCCCGGCTTGGACCTGTTCCCAGAGCCCATCGTCGACGATGTGCAGCCCCATCAGCCACGTCCCCTGGCGGATCACGGTGCCGTTCAGGTTCATGCTGCACGGGGCGATGAAGCTCTCGACGAGCACCACCATGCCGTTCACGAGAGCCTTGTGTTGCAGGCCGATGTTGCGGAAATGCTCCATGTAGAGCCACGCCGTTTTGCGAATGGACTCCGCGTCGTAGGTGTCGCCCTGCGCGTCGACCGTGTCGGGCTCCAGCACGATTCCGAGCACGTAACGAAGCTCGCCGGGCGAGTTGTCCTTCCGAACTTCGATGATGTGCGGCGTGAGCTTGGCGGGCATGCGCTGCACCTGCGACGGTGCCGCCGGTGGCGCGATCGTAGGCTGAGCATCGATCGGCGTGAAGTCGAGGCGCATGCCGTCGACGAACAGCGCCGAGGGACGGCCGGTGCAGCCGTGTACGAACTTGGCGATCTGCGCCGCCTTACCGACGTCGAGATCGTGCCCCTGAATCGTGATCGACTTCGAGGTCGGCGATAGATCGATCGGCGCGTCGAGCGCGCGCAGTCGACCATCCGGCGCGTGATCCGCTTCAGGGACGCGGTTCCCGAGCCCGAGCGCCTGCTCGGGCTCGGGACGCTTCGGCGCTGCGGGCACGGGCGCCGGCACGCTCTCGACGAAGAGCTGCATCCAGTCCTCCGGCGTCATCGTGCGCTTCGGCGCGTTGACCGTGGCGACGTTGAACACCGTCGTCAGGATGTGCGCCATCGCCTGCGCGTTTGCGGCGATCACCTTCGTCGCGTTCGCGTAATCCACGGGCTCGTGCGCGAGCACACCGGCCCCGTCCCACGCGTCGCAGAGGAACGAGGTGTACGCGCGCGCGATCATCGACGAGATGCCGTCGCTCGGTTCGAGCGCCTTCGCGATCTTGTTCAGCGACTTCACGAGAGCGGCGCCGACCGGCTCCGTCTGGTCGATCGCTCGCCGCGCGATCCAGGCCTTGACCGACGCGACGCCGATCGGGCTCACCGACTCGGCCTTCATGCTGCTGATGAAGGCCTTCGCGATCCCATTCGCGGGGTCGATCCCGAGGATCGCCTTGACCATGTCGACCGGCACGATCGACATCGAGTCGAGGAACTTCGCCGGCACGTGCGCGAGGTACACGGCCTTCGCCGTCGCGGCATCCTTGAAGCCGAAGAGGATCTTGAATTCGTCGAAAGACCCGTCCGCCTTGATCTGCCGGATCCAGTAGGCGTCGTTCGCATCGGGCGTGTCGCCGTAGAACACGTCGAGCCCATCGCCGTCGCCGCCTTGCGTGCCGGGGATGAAGCCGTAGTCGCACGTGTACGTGCGCGACCAGTCCTCGCCGGTCTCGTCGTTCTTCCCCGTCATGACGAAGCCCTTGGGGCGGTCGAGCACAACCGGGATGCCCTGGTAAGAGACGCGCTTGAAGCCGTCGCCTTCCTGGTTCTGCGGGCCGGCGTTCGTCACGGCGGTGGCCGCGGCATCCTTCTTCATCGGCGTCGGGATCGTCTCGACGGCGAGGTGCACGCGCGCGCCGGAGCCGGCCTTCGTCGCCGGCTCCAGGAGAGCGATCGACGGCAGCGGCGGCGCGACAGCGGTGGCCTCGTGCGCGTCGGCCTGCTGCTGATGGTAGGCGGCCGCGCCGGCGTGGCGGGCGGCCTGATCCGGCTGCCCCGACGTGTGCAGCGCCTCGGCCTGGTTGGCGTAGCTCGCCTGCGCGGCGCGGTGAGCATCGACCGCGGCCTGCTGTGCCGCGAACCACCGCGCGTCGGGGATCGCCGTTTCCGCGTGGACCTGCGCCGCGGCAGAAGAGGCTGCGCACGCGGCGGACGTGAGCGTCCGCGAGGCCTCGTCGAGTGGGCTGGTGCCCTGACCGTTGAGCCGGCTCGGGTCTTCCGGAACCATCGCGAGATCGGGGCGCTCGAACGCGACGGGCGTCCCGAGAATGCCACCGCCGCGCAGCTCGGTTCCGTACCCGGGCTCGCGCTCGGTCCAGAGAAGCCCGGCTCCATCTTCGTCGACGAAGCCGATCCAGGACTCGTCGGCCGGCGAGATCGCCCCCTGCCAGCCGCCGGTGTCCTTCGGGGTGTACGTCTCGGTCAGCGGCAGCGTCAGCGACGGGTGCGTCAGGAGCGCGGGCTCCGCATCGAGCGTGCGCCGGGGCCCGCCGTACTCGATCGCCGCGGAGAGCGCCTTGGCGATGCGCCAGGCGCGGCTGATCGGGGCGCCGCCGGCGAGCGGCATCTCGGGGGGCGCCATCGGCACCGGGGCGCTCGGCGCGAGCACCGACGGGCCGCCGACCGGGTTCTGTCCGTAGGCCTGCTCCCAGAGCGCCTGCGCGGCGTCGTCGGCGGGCTCGTACGTCTGCTGAAAGATGGCGGCGTCGCAGATGTACTTCTCGCCGGCGACCCCCTCGATCAGCCAGTCGTCGGTGTCGCCGTGCATCGTGCCATCCATGGTCACGACGTCCTGCGGGGCGACGAGCTGCACCGCCTGCACCTCGATCGGCTGCTTGCGGAAGAGCGCCTTCTTCACGCCGCGGCGGCGGAACTTGGCGCCCTTCTTCGGGCCCCGCTTCTCGACGTAGTCGTCCGGCGACGCCGTGACGGCGACGCCGTCGATCGTGACGGCGACGAGCTTCGAGGAGCCGTCACCGTCGAAGCCACAGATCGACGAGACGCCGCCGGGCACGTCGGCCTCGACGAAGAGTTCTCGGCTGGCGCCAATCTGCCCGAGGCGCTGCAACAGCTTCAGCACCTTGGTCACGCAGAGCAGTCCGTCGACGTCCGTCGTCAGGACGATCGTGTGCTCCTCGGTCGCCGCCTTCCGGGTGTATTCGGCCGTACCCGCCTTGGCGAGCGCCTTCAGCCGGAGCACCCCGGCGGCGCTCGGCGCCGGCGCCGCCTTCGCCAGCATCGCCTTCGGCTCCAGGCCCGGGACCTCGTCGAGCGGCGAGGCCTTCGCGATGCGCTTGCCCTTGGACTTGGCCAGGTGCTTGAGCCGCTTCGTCGCCGTCACGAGCCCGGGCTGCGTCGCCAACGGGACTTCATCGAGAGCGCTGTGACTGCGGCGCGCCCCCGGCTGCTCCGGCCCCTTCAGCCCCCCGAATTTGCCGAGGTCGCCGACGCTGAGGTCGCCCGTGGTGGGCTGCCCGCCGGCGCCGCCCCCGCCGCCCATGTCTCCCTTCGCGATCCCGCTCGTTCCCGCCTCGTTCATGGTGGCCTGCTCTCGGTTCGTGGTCTCGGCGCCCTTGCCGACGTCGGTCGGACATGCGCCAATGTGTGCCGCTGGATCGCCGCAGTGCTTCACGGTCGGCACCACGGGCACATCCCCCTTGGCCAGCTCGCTACCGCCCTTCCGCGCCGCGCTGAGCATCCCCAACGCCTTGCGCCGCAGATCGGCTTTCTGTGGAAGAGGGGAGAGGTGCAAGCTCACCAGCGCCGCGAGGAGCTGTGACACGGAGGCGACGCCATCCTCGTCTTTGACGGGAAACTGCCGTTTCCCCCCGTCAACATGCAAGAACGCGCTGTCAGGCAGCGCGGTGATGTAGTCGTGGGACCAGCCACCCGGCTTCGCCGCCTGAACACTTTGGGGCACCGTCGTCTCCGTCGAGCGGGCGCTGTACGGATTCTCCGCCAGGGCCTGTCAAGGCGACGGTATCACGAGACGGCGCAGATCTCGCCGTCGCCGATTTGGACCAGCACCCCACACGCCTCGCAGCGCAGCGGTGACCTCGTCCCAAGGATCGTTCGAGGTCCCCCCGGCGAAGCAGGTGTCTCGATGAACCCCACGTCGGAATCGGGGTACTGCCGAATCCTGGTGCACGCCGGACACGCGACCCAGTAGCCGACCAGTCCTCCGGTCTGGAGAAGGCGTTTCACCTGGCCAGGGACGAGCTTCCGGTGGCAGGTTCGGTCGACGATGTAGACCAGCTTCACTCGACCTCGGGCTCCACGAGGCTCGCCATGATCTCGGGCGGGAGATAGATCCGGAGAACCCCGTTCTCGCCGGGCTCCTCGACCTTGGCAACGGCGGTGAGGTACCCCAGCTCGGGCAGAGCAGGGGGCGCCTGCCGAGTCGCCATCCCCTCCAGAATGCTCTGCCGCAGATCGCTGAAGAGCAGGTCGAGCTGCTGATGCACCTCGGGATCCGGGTTGGTGACCAGCACGGACCGCAGGGTGGCGAGGGCCTGGTCCACGCGCGCCGAAGCCTCCTCGAGTTCGCCGATGATCGGGTCGGCAGCCGCCTCTGTCGGCTCGACTTCCGGCGACTCCGGCAAGGCGGCCCCTTCGGGCGTGACCGCGGGGCCGACAGCCTCGTCGGAGGCCTCGTCGGAGGCTTCCGGCAGCGCAGGCATCTCGGGCGCGGCGCCGAGCGCGGCCGTGTCTTCGGCACCCGCATCCACCGGCGCGGCGTTCGGATCCGGGGGCGGGGGATCGGGCTGCGTGAAGTCGGGCTTGCCGCTCGTGAGCCCGGCGATGGTCAGCTTCATCGGCTGTCGAGCCCAGAAGTGCGGGAGCATCGCGTACTGCTTATTGAAGATGTCGTTCGCGAGTTCGCGCGCTTCGTTGATCGTCAACACGTCGGCCGAGAGCAGCTTCGAGAGCATCTCGGTGAGCACCGCCGGGTCGCGCGCGATCGGGCTGTTGGAGGTGAAGGTCCAGTGCTTCACCTCCATCGCCGCGAAGAGCCGCGTGTTGATCAGGTGGTCGAAGCGCGCGCGCTCGGGCTGAAACACCTGCATCTCGGCGTATTGCAGCGCAGCCTCAGCGGTCGCTTTGTTGAAGTCGGTCATCTGCCCGCGCAAGATGCGCGGGTTCCGGAACGCGCAGCCGACCGACTCGATCGCGTTCGAGAAATACTCCTGAAACAGCGCGTCTTTTTGCTGCGCGTCGGTGAGCGGCTTCAGCTCGATCTTGACCTTGCCGCTCGTCCCGGTCCCGGTGGCCTCGGCCTCCAAAAGCAGGATGCTGTGGAAGTTCTCGCGGCCCTTGATCTGCGTGTCGACGTACTTCTGCACGCGGTCGACCGCATCCTTGGCGAGAACGCCACCGCTCACGGTGATCGCCAGAGGGGGCACGCCCTTATTGTCGAAGTAGAGGTAGTTGACCTCTTCGCTCGCGCGCGACCCGAGCACCGCGAGCAGCGCGCCGATCCAGCGCGGGATCCCGTACGCCGAGCGCGGCGAGAAGATCCTGAAGTGGATCAGCTCGGTCGCCTCAAGGGCGCTCGGGCCCTCGGCGTATCGGAACGCCTCATACGTTTCGTACGGCTTGCCGGTGCCGGCGCTGACGACGCGCGGGTCGCCAAATTCCTTGAAGAAGCACTTCTCGACGCCGTACAGAACCTGCACGAAACGCCTGAATTTTCGCTGAACGTCGACCTCTCGGTAGGAGAGCGCGCTGATCTTCTGCTTCGTGGGGACGCGGATGTAGTTCTTGTCCGCGCGCAGCAGCCGGCAGGTCAGCGACGGCACGTAGCCGAGCTGCGTGATCTGCCCGAGCCCGTTCCGGATCACCTCCCAGTAGCCGTTGCCGGTGATCTCCAGATCCTGCCGGGTCTTCTCCCGCAGCTCGATAAACGAGCCGCCGTCGGTCACGCAATGCTTGAAGAAGATCTCGACCTGGAGCCGCTCGATCCGCGCCTCGCGCTGGATGAGCACCCGCCGCTCTTGCACCTCTTCGGGCGTGACCTCGATCTCGGCCGCGTGCGGGTTGTCGTACATCCGTTCGAGGAGGATCTGATCCTCGATCTGCTGATCCGCCTCGACGGAGGTCAGGTTGACGACGGGCTCCAGCCTGTACCCGAACGACTCGATGTTCGTCGAGTAGGCATCGACGTTCGGGCGCAACGGCTGCGAGTTCTCGGCGATCAGGCAGAGGGTGCCGGGATCGTAAGGGGGGACGATCGCCCCCGCGGCGGTGAAGGCCCCTTGCCCCTCTTCGGGCAGCGAGGTGACGTTCGGCGGCGCTGCGCCTTCGGGACCGTAGACGCGGGCCTTGATGATCGTCGCGTTGCCAAAGACGAGGTCTTTCGCCTTTTCGTCGAGGCCGAGATCGTTCATGGGTCAGTTCGCGAGGAGGTCGATCCCGCCGACGCCGCCAGCGGCTGAGCCGGCGGTGTACACGGTGATGTTGACGCGCATCTTCGCGTACCAGAGCGGCACATTGATGACCGAGGTGGTGGTGATTGCTCCGCCGCCAGTCACCGTCTCCCATGTCGTCCCGTCGATGGTTCCCTCCAGCACCATCGTGCCGTTCCACGCCGGGCCAGGTGAGGCGCCAGAGCACACGATCTGCACCCTCTTTTGGTCGAGATCACCGGTCGGTTTCGCATCCCCCTGGCCGACCATCTGAGCCTGGGTGGTGGGGTTGGTCTTGAGAACGAACTGGGAAAATGACCCGCGCATGACTCAGTCTCCGCTCAGCAACAGGGGGACGGTCACCGAGAAGTTGTCGTTGGCCAGGCAGGAGAGAGACCGCGGCGCGCGCCCCGTGCGCTGCTTCGCGACCTCGCGGGCGCGCTCACGCCCCTCGTCGACCGAGCCGAACTCGATCGGAATCTGCGCGATCTTCGAGGGCCTCTCGACCTTGACGTGGTGGCCAGCGACCACCGCATCGACCAGCTTCATTTCGTAGATCATCACGTAGCCGCGGGCCATGGCGCGGAGAATATCCGCTACGCGCGCGGGGCGCGAGCATTACGGCACGGGGCATGGCGCACCGGGCTCGCCTTCAGCTTGATCGCGACTATGCGTTGCATAGTATACACGTCCGATGAGCACTCCCCCTGGCGACGCACACTTCAAGCTCACCTGCGCACACTGTGGTCTCACCATCGTCGTGATGAGCGAGATCATGCGCTCGAAGCCGGCCTCCGCTCCCCCGCGCGCGGGGGACGTGGTCCGGTGCGACGCTTGCACGCATCTGTCCCGCGTCGACGACGTGCAGGGGACGAAGGTCATCTGCACGTCGGTCACCATCCCCAACATGCCGAAGAGCTGAGCGCTCTGAACCGAGGAACCATGCCGATCAAATGGGGCGTTTTTGCCCCCGAGACGCCCCACATCATGACCTGTGAGGTCGAGGCCGACACCATGGAAATGGAAGACGCGCGCCGGATCGCGATCGCTCGCGGCTCGATCGCCGAGGATATACCGATCGTGGTGGTCGGTCTCTCCATCGCCTCGGGAGATCAGAAGAAGGTCGGGGACATGTGCGTCGCCGAGCTGGCGCAGATCTTCGGCATCGGCGACGTGTACGCCGTGCGCGAGCTACGCTCGAAAGAGCGCGAGGCGCTGGGGCACGTTCACGAGATGCTCGCCAACGTCACCGCGATCAAGGCGGTGCGCGTCGAGAAAAAGATCCAGACCCCCGACGACGTCGACCGGTTTGCCGCCGAGGTAAAGGCGACGTTCGCCGCGCACCCGGGCAGCTCTCTTCTGCTCGTCATGGCGTGGGTCGATTCCGGCGGCATCGTCTCGACTCGCCCTGGGTCGCCGCCCACCAGCAAGCTCAACTGATGGCGATCAGAGAGCCGCGGGTCGTCATCACCACCGAGCGACTGCGGGTCCTGGTGCACGAGTCGCTGAGCCCCACGGACTCGATATCGATCTCCGGCCTTCTCGCGGCTGTACGCGAGAAGGCCGCCGGCGACGGCAGTATCTGGATCGATGATGCTGCCGTCTCGGTCGCGGATGTGCGCCGCCAGGTCGCCGCCCTCGAAGCCAGAGGCCTCGTCGACGTCAGGCTGCCTCCCAGCGGTCTTCGCTCGATGGCGCGCTACCTGCTGCGGATCAAGGAAAAGGCGTGAATCCCCTCTCCAGTTTTGGACCTCAGCACTGGCAGGTGCTGCTCATCCTCGAAGGAAGCCTGGTCAACGCGGCGGCGGTGCCGCCCGACAGGTGGCGAACGAACCCGAAGACGAACCGCTCCCGCGCGACGGCCATGCAGTGCCAGCTCGGCTGGCACACGAAATACGGGACCAAGCTCGCGGACGGGACGCTACTCCCCGAGCACGACGATCACGACTGCCTCGCCGACCTCGCCGACGCGGGGTGCGTCACGTTCGTCGAGTCCTCGTTCCAGCTCACCGAGCGAGGGTGGCTTCTCGCGGGGCAGGCGCGGCGCTTCGTGTCGCTGCACCGGGCGATCGATGGCTTCGTCCCCGACGCCGCCGCGCCACGGCCGATGTGCCCGCTCGGCTACGGCGTCCCCGATCGCCCCGTGATCGCCGACGGGCGCATCCTGGAGGCGGACCCTGAAGCGAAAGGGAAGCACATCGACATCGAGGTGGATGGCGTCGTCTTCTGCTGCGCCTTCACCGCCGAGGGCGAGATCGGTGGATGGCGCATCGCAAACACCGTTCTCGCCGCGCGCGAGCGCGTCACCTTCCACGAGCTGTGGCTGGGGGAAGCCCGAGAGGTCGTCGCCGAGCTGCTCGTGCAGCACGTCAGCAAGCGCGACGGCAAGCCCATCACGACGGGGGACGTGCTCCGCTGCGGCGAGTGCAAGCGGCTGCTCTCGGGGTCCTGCCCGAACGGGCTCACCCTGAGCCGTCCCTCGGGAGCTGGGGTTGCGCAGATCCACTGCGGGCCCGAGCACGTGGTGCAGTTTCACGACGGGGCAGAGATCATCGTGTATGGCGATGGCCGCCTCGCGCTCAACAGCGAGCCCCCCACGGGCGAAGGAAAGTCATGACCGACCGAACCGTTCCCGACGACGCCGCGCTGGCGGCGATCCCGAGCGCCGAAATCTCCCACGGCGACACCGCGCGCGTGGAGAGCACCGGGCTCGCGTACACGTACGACGAGACCTACATGGATCGCGCCATGCGCTCGGAAGAGGAAGGGATCGACGTTTTCGTCGGCCCTGACGCGGTCGACGCCCCCCACTACGTCATCCCCCAGAGCACGGGCGACAGCTTCGACGAGATGACCGCCCCGCAGATGATCGAGCCCCCCACGGTAGGGAAAGCCATCGAGACGTACCTCGCGGCCACGCCGAAGCCGAAGCCGCCGGCGGCCGCCGCACCGCTGGACCAGGCGCGCACGGAAGCGCGCGTCGCCGCCAGCCTCCAGGAGCAGCGACACCTCGGCGACGCCGCCTTGCAGTTCGCGATCGCCTGGGCGAGCGAGCACGGGTTCGCGCTCTCGAAGTTCACGCGCATGCCCACCAAGATCGTGACCACGTTCGGGCCGGCGAAGGGGATGCGCCTTCCGGATCCGCTGTCGATCTACGTCTTCTCTCGGCAGACCAATTCCGGGATGTACCTGCTCGACCTCCGGCAGTGGAAACACAATCTGACGTCCCTGCCGCTGCTGATCCACGTCCCGATCGAGAACGATCCTCTCGACGCCTACGCATCGAAGGTTACGTCGACGGCATACTGGACGGCACACTGGGCCAAATTGCGCGAGGCCGACATCATCGACTGACACCATCTGGCATCCCACGCAACGTGTAAGTACATTGTGCCATGAAGACGATGTGGAACCTGGCTGGGGTGGCGATGGTGGCGATGTTCGTTTCGGCCTGCGGGGGCGAGACGGACGCCGGGGTCGACCCGAACCCGCCGACGCAGGATGCGGGTTCGGCCATCGGCGCCGCCGGCGCGCAGGGCCCCGCCGGCGTTGCTGGGCCGAAGGGCGACCAGGGCCCCGCCGGGCCGCAAGGCGTCGCGGGTCAAGCTGGGCCGCAGGGTTCCGAGGGTCCGAAGGGCGACATCGGCCCCGTCGGCGCGGCCGGCCCGCAGGGGCTCATCGGCCCGCAGGGTGTCGAGGGTGCTCAGGGCCTGGCCGGTGCCGCCGGCCCGAAGGGCGACCTCGGCCTGACTGGGCCGAAGGGAGCGCCGGGCGTCGCCGGGCCGCAGGGCCCGCAGGGGCTCACCGGAGCGCCGGGAACGCCGGGAACGCCGGGAACGCCGGGAACGCCTGGAGCCCCCGGCGCCGGCATCTCAAGGTCGCAGGTCTATCCTGTCGACGTCCCGGTAAACGTGGCTGTGTCTTCTACCAACGACGCGTTCGCGTCGTGCCTGGACGCGAACGATATTCTGCTCTCTGGAAGCTGCGACGTCGCGAACACGAAGACCCAGCTCACGACGCAACGTGCCGAGAACTTTGGCATTCTTGCAGCGCCGATGGTTTGGCACTGCACCGCGACGAACACCGGGATCGGCCCCAGCATGATCACCGCCCACGCAATCTGCCTCATCGTCCCCTGAAATGATGCCCACTAAACCGTTGACCCCCGAGCAGAAGACCTTGTCGGCTGAGCTGAGCAAGGGGCTCGCCGTCGCGCTGGCCAGATTCGCGGGCGTCGTCATCGAAGACGCCCGCGAATCTGGCCACATCGCCGACATCCGGCGGGCCGTGATCAACTTTTTGACCCTGCGATTCCCGCTGGTCTCCGATATCCCGAGCCTCGTCGAGCGCGCCGTCGGTCGTACGGCGCGAGGCATCGACGTCAACACGCGGATGCTCGTCGACGCGATCATGCCGACGGAAAGCCCCCTGGACTTCCAGGCGCGCGACGCGCCGAAGCTCGGGCCGGCAACCCCCTTCGCGCGCGACGACCGCCAGCCTCCGACGGCCCGAGAGCCCGCTGTGGGCCGCCCGCCGCGCCGGCGGCTCTAGCCGCGCTGTCACCGCGGGTTACGCGGCGAGCCGAGGCCGGGCGCGACGTCAACCTCTGCAACGCGGTCCTCGACTACACGTTCGGCTGGCGCCGCGGCTGAGCGGGCCGCGGCGCTACTGCGGGCGCGAGTCCCCCGACCACGCATGCGCGTCGAGGCGCACGCGCTCTGCTTCTGCTTCGGCTTCGACTTCGCTCGGCGCGGCCACAAGCTCCAGGGGCGGCGCCTGCACCAGCGCTGGGGCTGCCGCGATTGTGTGCATCCATACCTGAACCGTCGGGAAGAACTGGCCTCCCCAGGAATGGCCGCACTCTTCGCAGTGCGCGCGCAGCGACATGTCCTCGCGGCAGACCGTGATCGAGATGCTGGGGTGCCGGCAGAAGCGGCGGCGCAGCGCCGGCATGCTCGCGCCGAGACCATTCCAGAACCCGCGCTTGAAGTCGTTCCAGCTCACCTTGCGTTCGCGCCTCGGCACATGCTGCGCAGCGTATCAGCGCACCTCTCGTGCGCGGGCTACTTGTCGTGGAAAAGAGGGGAGGCTTCGCAGCAGAGGATCAGGGCCCCGAGCACCTTGCCGTAGATCGTGTTCCTGTCGTCGTGGGGGAGAACGACGACGAGGCCGATCGGGTCGCGCCAGGTCTTCGCCCGATGCTTCTCGGCCTCCTCTTCGGAGCTTTTGACCTGGAGGTAGAGCGTGCCGCAGTCCAACGTCTCGACGACGACGTCGATTCCGCGGCGATCCTCGGGGGTGGTACCGGGGCGCGCCGAGACGATCCAACGGGGGCGCGTCGACCGCCGGAGCGCGGTGAGAACCGCCTCCTCGCTCCGATTGCCGTGCGCCTTCCTCATCAACCGCCGGCGCCGAGAGATCCCCTGAATGCGTTGCCCGATTGCTCCCATGGTCCGCCTCGCACTTGCACAGCCGGATCATCGACATGCTTGCTGCTGCACATGTCGATGGTAGATATACGGCCCCGTATCGTCAACCCGACCTTCAACCGAACCCGGTGCCCGAGCCGCAGGGCTGGCCGGTGGGGCTCAAGCACATCGGCGGCGCCGAGTAGTCGCGTGCCCCAGCGCGAACAGTTTCGGTGCGGTCTCTTGCAGCGCTGTCCATGCTGTCGAAAGCGCCGCAAGAGACGCGAGCCCCCGGGGGATCAGGGCGGCGAGTACCACCCCCGCCGCCCTGCGTGGGTTCTCACTCCGTTCGGTTGGGCCTGCGGCTGGTGCGCCAGTCGGGCTGTTCCAGATGTCTTGCGCGAGCTGAACGCTCGCAGGAATGGATAGGGACAGCGTGCCCGAGAAGCTCTACATCGTCACCCGCCCGGGCCTGCCGCCCGGGCCGCAAGCTGTTCAGGGCATGCACGCTGCTCGGCGTTTCGCCGCCGAGCACGCCGAGGTAGAGCAGGCCTGGTATGCCTCATCGAACACGATCGCGTTCGTCGTCGTGCCCGATGAGGCCGCGCTTCAGGATCTGATCGACAGGGCCGTGTTCGACGAAGTCTGCGTCTCGTTTTTCTGTGAACCTGATCTCGAAGGCGCCCTCACGGCGGCGGCCTTCGAGCCAGGCGTCCGCGGGCATCGGCTCTGCGGTCGCCTGGACCCCGCTCTGCGCCTGTAGCTCAGTTGGTGGAAGCTCCCGACTTCAAATCGGGACGGCACGGGTTCGAGTCCCGTCGGGCGCACCAGATTCTCTCTTCCGGCACGTGGATTGCTTGAAAATCCAGGATGGAGAGCAAGAAGGTCGTCGACCTGCGCACGCTCGCGCGCGAAGAGCAGCTCGGGATCATCGGCTTCGCCCACCTGAAGCGGGTAGAGCTGATCGCCCGGCTCGTGCGTGACCTCGGCGCCCGCTCGGCGAAGCGCGCCGAGCTGGCCGCGCTTCGAGCTTCGTGAGGAACGGGGTGCGGGCGCGGCGCGCCGAGAAGGACGCGAGGATCAGCAAGGCGGCCGGCGAGCGCCGGCAAGGTATCGATCTTCAGGCCGGCGGGAGGGTGGGCACCTTTTCCGGGCGGAGCCCCGCGCGCCAGGCGGTCGACGAGATCCGCCGGCGCCGCGCCGCCGGGCTTCCTCCCGAGCCGCTCCCTCCGCCCATCGTCACCATGCGCGCCCCGAAGATCGCCATCGCCCCGAGCCGGCGCATCATCGGCGAGGTGATCATCGGGGGCGACATCTTCTGCGTTCTCGACTGCACGCACACCGTGCGGGCCGAGCTGGACCAGGACGGCATGTGGATGACGCCGCGGCGACGCTGCGACGTCTGCCTCGACATCTCGACCTACGGCGCACCACGGCCGGCGGCGCTCGCCTGCACGAGCTGCTGGAAGGCGCACGTCGACGAGGGGATCTGGGCGACGCGGCCGCACACGACGCACCGGTGCGTCGACGACGCCGCCGGGCGCGGGTGCGGCGCGGAGTGGACCGTTCAGGAGATCGTTCGCGGCGCGCTCTGCGGACCCTGCGGTAACGCGCACGGGAAGTACGGCTGCTCTGAGCGGGAGGGGGAGATGAGAAGCCTGTGCAGGGCTCCCGTCGCCGAGGTCACGGCGCGCTGGCCCGACCACGAGGATGCGCTTGCGGCGCTGCGCGGGCACGAGACCTACCTGGGAGCTGTTCGATGAGCCTCGCCGTCCGAACCGCTCGGCTGAGCTACCGCGGGCGCCGGCCCACGCTGAACGTGACGCGGAAGTTCGTCACGGATCAGATCGGCAAGACCGGGAAGGCTCCTCCCGGCGCTCCCTTCGCTCCATCTTGGGCGATTTTGCAGCCGAGCAAGGCGGGGACGAAGCGCGCTCAAGAGCTGCTCGCCGGCGGCTACGAGGTCGAGGCGAAGAAGAAGCGCGACGAGGTGTGGAGGCTGTACCGCCAGCTCTACTTCGCGGAAATGCTGGTCTCCAGCGGGAGACCGGCGCCGGCGGGGTGGGAGCGCAACGTCGAGGCAGCGCTCCGCCACGGGGTGAGGCCGCAGCCCGAGGCGTGGAACGAGCTGCTCGCGCGTCCCGAGATCGTGCTGCTCTGCTACTGCACCGATCCCGAGCACTGCCATCGCACGCTCCTCGCCGGCGTGCTCCAGCGCCTCGGCGCCGAGTTCTTCGGCGAGGTGAAGCCCTACGTCGTTCTCGGCACGGGCTCGCGGCACTGGGCGACGCGGGAGCCCATCGAGAAGGTGATCCACGGGCTCCCGCCCGACACGTTCATCGTGCACGGCGCCGGCCGCGGCGCTGACCTGCTGATCGACGACGTCGCGAAGCTCTACGGCTTCGGCCGCAAAGCCTACCCGGCCGACTGGAGCCTCTACGAGAAGAGCGGCGGGGAAGAGGGGCGCTTCGCCGGGCCGAAGCGGAACGGGGAGATGCTCGCCGCGGTGCGAGCCGATCTGCAAGAGGGCTGCGCCTTCGGGCGCCTGGTCAAAGAGAACTCGGATCCGACCGGGACCGGGGACATGGTGCGCAAGCTGCGCGCCGCCGAGATCCCCGTGCTCTGGACCCCTGCGACGCTCGTCGAGCCGCTCTGGCTCGACGAGCATCTCCCCGCTCGACTCGCCCCAGACGTGGGCGCTATTTTGCAAGCTGAACCAGCATGACGACGCCCCCTTGTATCCGGCTGCCGAAGACCGTGATCGCGCTCGCGCAGTTCGACGCCGAACTGCCGGGTCTCGCCAAGCCGCTCGCCGATGCGCAGAACGTGGGCGAGCTGAAAGCGGCCCTGGCCGCGATCGATGTGGCCGGCCGTGTCGTCGCCGAAGCCTTCGGCGACGACACGGCCGAGATCAACCCCCGCGCCGCGGCGCTCGCCGTTCGCCCCCACGAGGGGTGGTTCCGCGATCATGTCGCGACCTACGTGAAAGAAGAAGCCGCGCGCGCCGAGGAAGCATGATCGACCTCGTCGCCTTCGAGGCAGCCTCGAAGAAGGAACGCGAGCACAATACGGACACGTATGACACGTGCTGGTGCGCCGAATGCCTCCATTTTCGCCAGGACTTGGCCACGGCGCACCCGGAGATCCTTCGCGTCGTCCAGGCCGCGAACGAGTGGGTCAGGTCGGCCTCGGGACCGATGATTCGCCGCCGCGAGGGCGTGGCGCTCTTCGATGCGATTCGTGATCTACGTGGCGCCTCGCCGCGGGAACGGTGCGGGGACGGCGTCGAGCTGTGCAAGCGCTGCGGGACGATGATCGACGTCGTCGACATCGCGGAAGACGTTCCTGGAGGCGGCGCCGTGCACGCGCATGGCTGCCCGCCGAAGGCCGACGGATGATCGACGCGCGAGCGCGAGTTCGGTGGTTGGCCGAGAACGGCAAATGGCGCTCCGGCATCGTCATCGCCGTAATTCCGCCAGGCGAGATCCCGAAGCTCCCGCCCGGCATCGCGAAGCACCGGGGCAAGTTCACGCTGAGCGCCTCGGGGGAGATCCGGGTCTTGGTCCTCGTCGACGAGGGGACGCACGGCGACCTCTACTACGCGCCGCACGCCACCTCGTGCACCGAGATCGTCAAGCGCGTGCGGAAGATGGCGAAGCCGAGCGGCTACTGATCCCGCACGCTATCTTTGTCCGCCCACAGGGTGCCAGGCCGCGACGTCGGAGGCAGGTACCGAGCACCAGGCTTGCTGTCGATCTCGTTGTACTGGGTGCCGAGGCTGTCCAGCCCCGTCAGCCCGCCGCCTGGGTTCGGAGCGATGTACACCGGAAGCCCATCGACCTCGACGATGTAGACGTTCCCGGTGTGCCGCGCCGCCGCGTCAGCTCGTCCCTTCGCCAGGGACAGCTC